TTCATCACATTTGTAATCGGGACGATAATACTGGAAACGCTGTCCGGGTTGAGATAGCTGTCCACATTTTCAGCAAGACTGTTCAAATGATTCGAGGTCGTCACTGTCGCTTCGATATCCGCTACACTGACTATTTTCTCCACATTCAGTGACCGCAGGAGCTTCAGATAATACGCATTCGGGGTTCTCGCTTTCGCTCTCTCCGTCTGATCGGTAGCTTTCTGTGCTATCTCCAGTATCGTCTGAACTGTCAATGGTTTCAACTTCTTCATCGGTGTTCACCTCAACCTTTGTGATATTATAGTCTGCTATGTAATCCGTCATGGCATTAAGAATAACGCCACGGCGAGAACTTACGCTTTCATAGGAATACTGCTTTGCTCCAGAGCCGGACTTTGTGGCAGCATACTCGTTATATTCTATCCTTGCGCTTGAATGCAGGAAATGTACAAGGAAGTCTGTGAACTGCTCATCTGTTCCTTCCCATTGGTCAAGAGCGTCAATGATATGAGGAATATTGCAGGCATTAAAGAACTCAATATCTTCCTCAACAAACTTTGAACTGCCTGTGATGTCGTTCAGACGGTCAAATAACTGACCAATCCTCTTAACGCTATACTCGTTTGCCTTGATATCAAATTCTTCTGCAAAATTGTTCATTTCAGTTGCGGAAAGGTCACAGTCACAACCCATCATAATCATCATGGTTCTGGTAATGCAACCGAGGATACTATCATTCTTAGCATTACAGCCGTCTATATTATCCCAAATAGCATTCTCGCAGATAGGCTGGAGATATTTCATTGTGTTTGTTCCGAATGCAAGCCTTAACTTCTGATTGGGTTTGAAAGATACTCCGTTGTTGATGTTATAAATAATGCCGTCAAGCTCATCATCGGTAAAACCTACATATTCATAAAGGGTGATATCGTAGTCGAGAATTTTTCTCTGAAGGGCAGGGGGGAGCTGTTTGAATTTCTTTCCGGCAAGTTCAATCTCATAAGCAATCGTTTCTCCGCTTTCAGAACGGCACACGCACTTTAACGGCTTTGTATTCTTGCTTAACGAATATTCATTATTTACATATCCACACATAGCTGTTGTTCTCTGTAAACCATCAAGCAATGATTTCGTCAAATACATTGCTTCGTGTATTCTTTCGCCTGTATAAAGGATAGCACCGATAGGACGGTTCTGAAGAATGGATACGATAAGTTCACTTTTCTTCTTTGTTTTCCACTGGGTATCGAGTCTCTGAACAAGAGCATCACGGCAAAACTCACCTTTTAACACCTTATCCACATACACCTCAAGGGGAATTGCCTTATGATTGACTCTACCGTCCGACACATCAGTATCAAGAATAACATAGGTCTTACCGCATATCTCAACAAGATTATCCGGTTCTTTCTTCTTTCTAGCCATAATCGTATTCCTTTCTATGAATTATCCGTTATACTGAAACTTACCGTTATAATAGTCCTCAATGAACATTTCGAGAATTTCAAGCCCGAGGTTGAGATTGAGCCATTGAGCCTTGAGTTTCTGAGAGTCAACCGTTAAATAATATTCAACTGTTGTTCTTACATCAGAATGATTCAAAGCTTTACTAGCTACGATCGGATTTCTATTATCAACCCAATCACGAGAAATGAACTCTGCAAAAGTTTTTCTCATACAATGAGAAGAAAAATGTCCCTCAAGTCCAAATTTCTTTGCTTCTTGAATGATAATTCTGCTTAAAGAACTAACACAATAAGGGGCAATTTCACGAGCCACACCATTCTCATCATATTTTTCGCCAGTGGTAACAGTCTTTTTTACTTTGCCATCTTCGTCATACTCTATATGATGAATATATGCCGTTCTGTTACCTTCCCCGGCAAAAAGATAATTGTTGAGCGTAAGATGATTTATGTCAATTAAAAATTGGATAGCCATTTTTACAGCCTTATTGAAATAGACCTTCCTAGACTTACCTGTTTTACTTTCATTCAAGAAAATATAGTCTTTAATGTTTCCGTTGTCATCAAGGACATCCCTTACCCTTATGATAAGTCCATCTCCGGCTCTATAGCCAGTGTTAATAACAAAAAGAAAAGCTAATGCCTTTGTGAACTTCCTTTTACTTGATGATTTACAATTCATCAATAAAGAAAGCAAGATGTTGTCTATATCGTTTTTATTCGTAAACGCATCAGCACTATGATTTTCAGAATTTATTGAAACTCTTGCGACCAGATTACGACCCTCTCTTTTTCCCTTTGGAGCAGACTTAATCTCTGACTTAGCAACAGGGAGGGGGAGTGCCTTCGGAATTTCTTCCTCTGCGAGATTTGTGGTGTTAGCTCTCGGTACAAACCTTATAGATGAACGCATGAGTTTCAGTCCTTTCTATATTCATTACTATTTGCTAATAATTATTCCAGTGATTTCATAAAATATATTACTATCAAAGTTGGGCAGTTTCATTACTTCCTGTCTCTCATTCTCAGATAGATTTTCCCACATCATTTTACAAGCTGTTTTAAAATCTACAGTTTTCAAATATCCACCTGTTGTTTCATATTTCGGATTAGACTTTTTCTCGTCATCCGACATATTGACTGAATATATCCACCACGAGTTTTCAAAATTCCAATTAAGAATCTGAATGCCCTTTAATGAATGTATTTCATCTCTTGACATTGATGTTGGTTTATTGAATAAAAAAATATTCTGTTCAACACTGTTAAAAAAACCTGTGCTATAATTGGTGCTGTTCCAGTCACCTGTGTTCCAGTCACCTGTGTTACGGCTACCTGTGTTCCAGTCACCTGTGTTACGGCTACCTGTGTTACGGCTACCTGTGTTCCAGTCACCTGTGTTACGGCTACCTGTGTTCCAGTCACCTGTGTTACGGCTACCTGTGTTACGGCTACCTGTGTTCCAGTCACCTGTGTTACGGCTACCTGTGTTACCCAGTCCTGTACAATTTTTGCCGTCATTAACAATTGTAAGCAATTCTGACCATTCAATCTCACGGATAATTTTAATCTTATCCGTTACTGATTTATCTTCCTGTGTTTCCACAAGACCGAGAGCTTCAACCTCCGCAACTTTATTTTGGCTGTTAAAATTATAATAGTTAAAACAGTCGCTTGCTTTCTGGCAAAAATGGAAGCCCGCCCCACACATTTCAATGTTCCCATTATGTACAAAAGTTTCTCCTACCTTATACTGAAAACCTCTGCACGTCCAATCGGGATTGAATACCTTAAAACCTTTAATACTCATAATATTTACCTTTTTATCCTTTCTATCTTGACAAATGATGTCTGATTGTGGTATAATAAGCTAATAAGATTTACCATTTCTTTTGGATTTGGTTTCTTGCTTGTTTGCTATGTTTAGATTATATCACTTGCAAGTGAACTTGTCAATAGCAAATTTCGTTTTGAAATGAACTTTTACATATTCTACAAAAATACACACCTATTTTTGTACAGAATTAATAACATAATTAAGAGGTGTAATCATGACAGAGCGTTCTAATTTTGGTGAAATTATAAAAAAGACTCTTGATGATATGAGTTTACAACAAAACGACCTTGCTGAACGTATGGGGAAAAGAAAGAACTATGTAAGTGCATTGCTTCGCACAGATAACCCCTCAACTAGCACATTGATATCTGTAGCCGATGCCCTAGACTGTTCTGTAGACTATCTGCTAGGCAGGACAGACAACCCTCAATCACACACAGACAAAGAAATTCTAAGTTCTGATGAACAAAATTTACTTGAAATATATCGCAATTTTAACGACGAGGGAAAAGTTGCCTTAAAAACGCAAGCAGATATTTTGTCTACTGTGCCATTGTACACCAAAGAAAACCAAATGAATTGACGGAGGATGTTATGAGAGACCTTTATGAAATCGGAACAATGGAATTTAAAGACCTTAAAAAATATATAGAGCTACCGTCTTTTCAACGAAGTGTTGTTTGGTCAATTGAGAAAAAGGAAGAATTTATTGATACCGTGCTAAAAGGTTTCCCTTTTGGTTCTCTTTTATTATATAAAAGTAGCCCATCCTCTTACTTATTAGTTGATGGACTACAAAGATTTACGACTTTAGATGATTTCTCGAAAAATCCATTCAAGTATATAAAAAACTATGAAGATGAATTTAAGGAATATTTCGACAAGATTATTGGTACATTAGCACCTGCTGTAACTACAAATTTTACAATTGTTAAAACAGAAATAACAGAATCTATTAAAGCTAATTTAACAAAAGAAAACAAAACTACTTGTATTGTTAATCGGGTAATATCTGATGTGTCAGTGTTGAATGTGTCAGTGTTGAAGGAGAAATATACAGAATGTTACGGTATTCTTTCTGAACTTATTGAAAGCATAAAAGATAAATATCAAATTCTTAATAAGAAAATCCCCTATGTATGTTATTCAGGGGATGAAGATTGTCTGCCCCAAATTTTTGAAAGGCTAAACGCAAACGGTACAGTATTAAGCAAATATGAAATTTATGCTGCCAAATGGAGTCATATCATTTTCAATTACAATGATCCGTCTATTCTCAAATTGGTAGATGAAAAGTATCAGAAAATGGTAGAAGATACAGGGGTAGAAATACAGAACTATCAAGACGGTCAAGTAATGAGAGAACAAAAAGTAAATCTTTTTGAATTTTGCTTTGCATTTGGTCGCCTTATTTATAAAGATAATCCTTACATAATTTTCAAAAAACAGAAATTCTCCACATCTGATGTAGCTTCAATCGGATTTTCTTTATTATCAGTAATTCTTACTAAAACTACCAGCAGCCTTAGCACAGTTGCAAACTGCTTCGCTGACATGAGTGCTGATAAAATTAAAAACTTGATTAAGCTGAAGGAACTTATTTTGACTTGCCTTGCCCATATAAGTAAGATTTTATGTAAATACATCATGTTCCCCGATAATAAAAATTCTATAACAAAATATATAGAACATCAGATTTTGTGTATTGTTGGGACATATTTTAACATGAAATATTCTGTTTCTACAAAAGACTTTAGTATCACTGAAAAAACAGGGATGAAGAAGCTTGAAACAGCGTTTGAAAAGAATATGCCCATGCGCTATTTATATGAAATCCTGTCAGGCTATTGGAGTGGAAGTGGAGACACCAAGATTGCTGACGAATTATCTAAAGATATATCCGACAATCGTTATTTAACTCCGATCCCTCTTTCTACATGGGAAAGGTTTCTTCATGATTGGATGCTTGAGCAAACTCAAAAATCAATGAAAAATACCCCAACAGAAAATAAATTATTCTTATGTTTTTTACTTAGAATGCGCAAATCTAACGACAATTATATTAATAGTAAACCACTTAATGTTGAATTAGTAATCTCTAAAAGCCGTTTTACTCAACAAATGAAAACCAGCAAGGGGATTTGTGCCATAGGGAATTTATGCGTTCTTCCACAATTTGAGGTACATAGCAAGCAGGAATATACTCTGTATGAAGCTGTAAAGAATCGGTCGTTAGTGTTTGATATTAATGATTCTGTTATTAATGATTTTCTTTATCCTGAGGAATCTGAATTATTATTTTTAGATTCTGACTTCACCGAAGAAAAATATCTGTCGTTTTTAAAGAATAGACATGATTTTTTAATCAATAGATTCAAAGAGACTTTGCGTGGTAATGTGTAAGTAAACAAAGACCCTCGGAGCTACTTAATGTAGCTCCGAGGGTAAATAAATATTAACAGAAAGGTAAGGTATTTTATTATGTCAAAAGGTATTGCAGACCAGCTCAAATCTATCGAGAAAGAAATCCAACGCAAATCTGACAAGTATCAAGAACAATTGAACAAAGTTCCTAAAGAAAAATGGTTTACAAAAGAATTTATGCACAGTGTTCATCTTTCTGAAACAATAAAGCAGTTCTTTGATAAAGCAAATGTTGATATTTCTCATATTGATAACTTGTCTGATGAGGAAAAATCAAAGTTAAAAGCCAAACTTCCTGTTAAATTCAAAACATGGGATGATTTTCTTAAAGAAGCGTTTGCATTTAATGTAAAACAATTCTTATCCAATCTTTAATTGAACAGGGAACACGGGAATTTCACCATTTTCTATTCTAGTTTCCCAATCAAACATATCTGCGCTAAGGACGGTATCTGTTGTAAGAGAGCCGTCCTTAATCTTTTCTTCGATAAATGCTTTTGTTTTATCTATATCTAAAAAAACATTGATATGAAATAAATTATTATCCATTTTATCACCTCTTTTCTATTTTAGTATGTATCTGGTACAATATAATTATACTACAAAATTTTGATTTTGTCAAGATGTTGTATAAAACGCTGTGATTGAATTGCAAGCAACACAATATCTTGCTAATGTAAATACAAAATTTCTTAAATACTGGCAGAAGGGCAGAGAAATCATAAGTCCAAATGCAAAAGAAAGAGGATTACTTTATGGTAGTCCTCTTTTATTATTATAAATAACATTTATAAAATTAATATTGACAATCAGCACGATTTATGTTATAATATGTCATATAAAACATTTGGTTAAATTCGGAGGTATATTATGAGAGCAAACACGAAACGTATCAAACAAAGCGTGGCAATGTCTTTAATCCTTTCATCGGTTCTGTTATCTGGCTGTACAGTCAAGATAGATGAAGTATCACAAAAGATGATGGATGATATCAACGCTATCGGAACGGTAGAAATCTCTGACGAAGATGCTATTGAAAAGGCTGAAAAGTTATATGGTACTCTTACAGATAAGCAAAAAGAACAAGTCAATAACTATGCTGATTTGCTCAATGCTAGAGATGAATTAGATAAGTTACTTGAAGAAAAGGCTAGAAAGGATGCCGAGGAAGCCGAGAAAGCCAAAGTAAAATATAAAGAAACATACAGCGACACTTTTGATATGATTACACTTGGTTGTTTAAACTCTGAAGAATTTGGTGGATTAACTAAGAGAGTTTGGTATAATTGTATATATGAGAAAAGTGACCCTGAAACAGATAAATATACCAAAGGAATATTTGATACTTTTTATTCTGATTTTAATTATGCTTTATCAACACTATTTAAAGATAGTAATTATCAAAGCGGAATTTCTGCAATTCGCGACTCTCAGGATAAGTCTGGAGAACTTATAAAAGAATTAAACAACCCACCAGAAGGTTGGGAAGAAGCTTATAAAGATATACAAGCTTTTTATGATTCTTTTATATCCCTATCTAATTTAGTTATTAGCCCCTCTGGTAATTTACAATCTTATTCAGACAACTTTAGTAATGCAGATAATGAAATGACAAAAAACTATAAAAAAGTTAAAGCATATCTCGAATAATAACATAAAGAGCCAATCTTTGAAAGACTGGCTCTTATTTTATGCCTGATATACTAGACCAATCTAGCTATCAAGAGGATTTTTAACATTAGAAAAACATACACTATTTTCTAAAAAACAACAACTATTTTTTTGCTAAAATTTTACTAAAATTTTTATAATATTTCAAAAACTTTTTATATAAATATACTATAGATTTGATGAACAAAATGTGTTATAATACGATTGCCCCTCAAAAATGAGGGTGACTACTGCTAACGAATAGAAAGGAGCCTTTACAATGGGAGAACACGCAAACACTAGACCTTTAGGATTTAAAGATGTCGCTGATTAAATAATCATCGATGGCGAAATCTTTTTCGCACCTTCAATTTTTCTGGAGAGCAAGTCCCCTGAAATAATTGATTTGTTTCTCGACAAATTTCTTAATTATTTGATTGAGTTACGTGTCGGCGAGACTGTCGCCGAACAGGTCTTTAAAGCCCTTGTGATCGGATGGGACGATTCTTTCCTTTTTCAAGAACAGCTTAACGGATATTTTTTGGAACTGTCGAATTTCTCAGCCAATGGCTCTATTTGCACTAAAATAAATCTTCAGTTAACATTGCTTGATGAAGAAAAGAAGGCTTTAATCTTGAGTCTTGAAGTTATCAGTAACGAGCTGCCCGATCGCAACATTATTTCGTAATTCCGTACCGAACCGAATAATAACCCTAGCTATAACATATATGGCTAGGGTTAACGCATACAAAAGTTAAAACATAGAAAGGTGGATATTAAATTATGAAGCAAACAATAGAAGAGTTGCTTTTTTCACAGAATACAGCAATCCTAACCAACGAAGACAGAGGTAATATAAAGCAAGTTTTTCTAACGACACTATCAGACCAAACAACTCAGGAATATTTTGAAATCTTATTGAAGTATATGAAAGCAAAACGGAAATTAAAAATGTCCACCGTTGATGTGTCAATTGCTTCTAACGTTCCCGAGGTCACTATTGCTCGTTTTGAAAACCTTCAGGCTGTTCCGCAAACAATAACATTAATGAAAATCCTTGCTTCGGTTAATTTGGGCATTCAATTAGAAAGTCTATCAGATTCTTAAATCAACAGGGAAAATGGTTATTTAATAACAAAAAGGGATTGTTTTTTATAAAATAATCCCTTTTAATTTTCAATATTCTATATTAGTAATCTTGTGCTTAATTTTGTATATTTTTATATTGACAAAATCAATACAAAGTGATATAATAATAATGTGAGGAGAACCCATAGACGGTTGCCCTCGGTATCATACAGTTAAAGAACTATAATCCGCCTATTGGGACTAGGCGGATTACTTCTTGTTGCTCAGAATTATATCAACGATAATTGCCAAAACTGCAATAGCGCAGCCTGCAAGACCGATGTACGAATCAACAGTAAGCATTTTCTCACTTCCTCTGCTTTTAGATTCTAGCAAAGGTATGTGATATCAACCCCCTTTCTACCATTGCTAGTGTCAGAGGGCTGACCGCCTATTTTACGTCTGCAAAAAGTACAAAAAATCAGAGTGAGTTCTCCCCACGTCACATATTATACCATAAATCTTGCCAATTGTCAATGATTTTCTAAAATTTGACCTGTAAATCTTACGATAAAACACTCATTTCATGACATCTCTTCAGCTATTTTGTTAGCCATATGATACAAGTAAACACAGCATCACTATTAAGTAATGCTGTGTTATTTTTATGCCTGTTTACTGCTTGCTAAGAAACTCATCAATGCTATTCTTGATAATATTCATTCTAGTTAAAATTTCATTCTTTGTTGTAGAATGATTACTATTGTATTCCTCGGGTGTGTTCCAAAAGAAATAATCTAACCAATCAGCAAGTTTTTCGGAATTATCAAGCTTGTTTACATAACGCAAATAACTTGTGAAATTGGTTATGTTGAACATCGTCTTTGCAACAGCAGAACCTTTTTCAACAAGAATATTATATGCTCCGAGCAACTTATCATAAATGCCGTTGATTTCTTCCTGCTTGTCCTCTGTTATTTCGAGGTTTTCAATTATTTCGTTAATATGCTTTCCCGAATATTTCGGCTCGTCCTCATACAGAGCAATATAAGTCTTTGCAATGATTTCATGATATTTCTTCTGGTTGAACTTATGTGCTGTGAGCATTATCTTGAAAATCTCATGCTTTGATAATGCTTCAAAATCATCCATATCAGAACGTCTTATTCTGGCAACATCAAAAGGTGTCATCTGCTCGCCAGAATTAATTCTGAGCATAATAAACCTCATTATTTCTTCCGATGTGTTATCGGCTATCAAGATATTCATAGAAGCCCCTCTGAGCTTCTCCTTGAGTTCTTCCGGTAACTGACTAAACTTGCAACCATTAACGTTGTAATAATGCCCGTTGCACTCAATCAGAGGGTCGTTTTTTAATCCGCACAGGGTGAACTCATCATTCAGATAAGAAACGATTGAGCCGAGCATTCTCTGCTTACCATCATACACCTGATAAAGCTTCATCTTCCCCTTGCCGACCTGATTTACTATGAATGCAGGCTGGAACTTATACAGTCCGGCGAGAATGGAATGAATGTATGCCGACTTTCTATCTTTCTTCCATACAACGGCTCTCTGCTGTGGGATTTCAAAATCAAGAAGTTTATTACTATTTGTGTATTTGATATAAATATCTCTGACACTCCATGTGTCACTATTAAGCTTTAAATCATCCGTGGACAGAATATGACTATCCTCGGTAATTTCAACCTCACAATCTTTGATTTTAGCCTTCTTAGAGCCGGCTGGCTTAGTCGAGGATTCTCCTTTTTTAGGTCTGCCTCTGTGGCTCTTAGGCTTTTCTTCGCGGTTATTTCCCACAACAGAATTTTCATCTATTGTTTCAGGCTGATTCCCCGGCTCTGTGTTCTGTGTGGTTTCATCAAATGTTACCTGCTCATCTTCAAATGCCATATTAACCTCCATGCTCCGTTTTGAAATTAAGAAATATATACCATTTACTAATTATTTATTTTATCATAATTTATTCCCTGTGTCAAGTATTTTATTCCGATTTTTATAAAAATAATTCGTGATTTAAGCAAAAATAAAAAATCCACCTTCGGATAGAAGATGGATTTTATTAATGTTTTTGATTTTAGCTTTGGTATCTCTTTCTTGCTTCATCTGCTGAATATTCATCAAGTAGATGCGATATTCCTTTCGGTGGCTTAACACCTGCTACGTCAAAAGCAAGGAGAATGTATCCATTAATAATGCTGTTACACATTCCGGAATTGACAATCTTATCAAAATACTCCGATGGTTTTCTCCACATTGCGAATGCTTCCTTCATTTCTTTCTGCTCAGCAGGGGAGAGGTCTTCAAAATTCATAAAATCTCCTCCTTAATTATATTGTGTTAGTAACTTCACAATTATTAGTAGCTTGAATACAATAATAAAACTTATATTTTTTGCCAGTTGGTGATATTGTATTAGGAGCACAATTGATATAATATTTATTTTCCCCTATCTGTACTATATCCCCTATGTTTAGTGTCTTATTTTTAACGAGTGCTAATGGGAAAAGGCTATATGTTCTAAATAATAAATTCATAGTGTTTTATTCCTCCATTCATCAAGATTGATTCCAAACTCTTTCTTCACATCACATTTTATACATTGTGGTGACAATGACTTTTCATCTACAGTTATAAATCCATTGTAAGGATAAAATTCAGTAACATAATAAATATCTGAATTCTCTTTTCTTAGAACAATATAACAATAAGTATTGCTTTCTCCGTCCTCTATTTTCTCATATTCAAAATCGTACACCTTTCCAACTATTAAATTTTGCTCAATCGTCATTTTATATACGCAAATGCCATTATTAATATCATAATAACGATTTATTGTTTTGTATTTTACTCGAGAAGGTTCATTCCTATGTTCTCGTATATACAAATTGGGCTTTCTCATAGTTCTTCCTCCTCAATCAATAAAAAATCCATTACAAAAGCCAGTGCAAACTATTTGTTCACGCAATCTCTTAACTTCATTTTCTAGATTTATAAAACATTGTCTCTCTTTTCTTCCATTTCTTTTATGAATATGATGACATTTCTCACAGATATATAAATTATCTTTCGAGATAAACCTGATAATTAAATTAATAAGATGATTTCTCTTAAAATTATTCTTTGGTTTCATAATAAAAATCTCCTCTATTCATTAAGTTATTGCAACAGTAACCTTTTTAACAACACAATGTTTAAATTCTTTTTTGAACATAATCTGTGTATAATGAGCATGATAAAGAAATTCGTTTGCTCGTTCTTCTGTCCTAAATTTTTCAACAAGATATAAACTTCTGCTAAAGTAAGGATATCCTTTAGCATAGGCATCGTATCCGAAAAATTTTCCTTCTTCATTTACAATAATAAAATATTTGTCATATATTTCAATAGACATTTGATAAAATTCTCCTTTCATCAGATGATAAAATAATTCAAACCTTTGACATTGATATCGTCCGAGGTGCAAAGAGGAACATAAAGTAATTCGTAACCACGTTCATAAATTTCACCGTCTTCAACTACCTCAATGTGTATCATTTTGAGCAACTGTTCTTTTATTCCTCTGTGGTATTCCCATATATCATCTTCATCAGAATTATTGTACCACTTGTACCATTTCTCTCCATGTAAAATATATGTTGCTAAAATAAAGTTTACGATTGAAGTTTTGAATCTGTCAAAATTTATTTTGTTTGTGTCAAATGGCTCAGAACGGTTGTCACTTAATCTCTCCAACAGATGTTTCCCAAGCCAATCCAATTCATAATAAAAATCACTGTCGTGCAATGTTATCATTAAATACTTCATAATTATCACACCTTTCTTTCCTTAAACTTTATTCCGTGTTTCTCAAGCCAATCTATAAGAGGATTAAAGTAACACTCTGGTCTTATAATATTTGGTACATTTTCTTGTGCCCACTTAAAGCTCCAATCAGACAATTCTCCACCATATGAAAGATAATTCAGTTCTAGTCTGTGCAACCAATCAGCCGTTTCTAAATCATAGTTTTCATACAGATATTTAGACGGTAAATGGCTTACCCATTCCTCTACAATATATTGTCTATGATTTAATTTTGCTATTTTAGACTTCGTGAGTTCGTGTATTAAATCCATTCCTTCTTCTTCCATATCGTTAAGAGTAAAGAATGCCTTGATAATTTGAATATCGTTATCGCCGGTTAAATTCTGATTAGCTACGAGTTCCTTTAAAGTTGTCATATTTTTAAGTCTTCCCATTGTTTATTTCCTTTCTTTCACAAACAGAAACAATATCTTCGATTTCTAAGTCTTTCCCATTTAGTTGAGGCTTTTTGGTTTCGGATTCAACAAGGTCAATTTTCAATTCTTGACACAGTTTAATCATTTCTTCTTCATTAAACATATCATTCCTCCAAATAAGGATTATCCTTCAATCTCTCATCACAGCCTTTGGCGAGAAGAAATTTTCTCCATTTAAACTGGTCTTCATAATCAAGAGAAAAATCTATATCAATAGACGATAGACTCAAAACTACCTCTTCAGTAATTTCAAAATTTTCTGTTTCACCATCATTCCATCCATCCGTAGTAATATCTGCTGTGATTTCATTAAATTCTTTATCTCTTTGAATATTCTCAATCTTAATTGGGTGGAAAATATCCGTAAGGATAAATCTGATTTCTTCGTCTGTTAGAGATAAAAATTTTCTATATTTCATTATGTATCTCCTTTTGTTATCAATTCCTTAGTGAAGCCGTTAATATATCTAATTTCTCCGACACTTTCATCTACCTCTTTTACTTGAACAAAACTAAAAGCAACAACAATTATCTCTGCGGTACTTTTATTTATCCATCTTTTTGCATTTCTTAATTCTTTCAAAAAGAAGCTTGGTTTATCGCAAGTGTCTATGTAATTGCACACAGCATCAAACATTATTCCTTCTGTCATACTTTGTGAGTAGTATTCAATTGGACAATGGCATTCCTTTGACATATACTGTTTTATCTTGTCAAGCCGTATGTTAGGTTCATTTTCGGTATCACTTTTACAGATCATGATTATATCACAAGTTCTTTGATTCATTTTAATCCACCTTTCAAAAATTATCCGATAAAACGGAGTTTTCATTCTACAATCTGAATGTCCTTTAGGGTCAATTTATGATCTTTCATCCAAATTTGGATTACAGACAGCATAACATTTTCCCATATGTTAATAGTGCCGAGAAGAATGCTTTCAGACAAAAAACATTTTATAAAATATGGAATAAATTTGTAATCGTTCATCTTATAAAACGACATTCTTCCATCAGGATAAAGAGATATACTTATGCTATTTTTTATAGATAAAGGACGACCGCACTGGTACATCCCTGTAAAAATTCCATAAGTAATATAAATTTCATCCCTATCATCCACATTAAAATTTTCCACTTTTACAACATATGTGCCAGAAAACCTTGTATGAAATGGTCTATCGACCGTTTCTGTCCTGTTTGTTTGGGCAGGGTAATAATCAGTAAATCCACACTTTAACATCTTTTCTTTAAAATTAGTCATAATCTATCCTCACTTTCTTGGAAAAATTTCGTCATCATCAATGGCAGATATAATAATTCTTTCACTGTGATAATGGCTGTCTTCATTGTTTAATTTTTCATTCCAAAAAGAATCATTTGCAATAGTAATATAATAGTTATTTTCCCTGTCGCCAGCGCAATATGTTCCAATGCTTCTTATAACACCTGTGCCATATTTTGCTTCGTATTCCTGTAATTTCTTGATTACTTCGCTTGTTGTTGATACTAACATAATTTATTCCCTCCATATTCTTTTATCAGAGTAAATGTTGCCCGTGATATTTTCCAAAGCGGTCATTACACCGAGTATCTGTGTAATTTTCTTCCTCGTTTCTGAATCACGTTCATCTTTGGTTTGCTTTTCTTCCGGCGTAAGGTCAACAAGTTTCTCTTGATATTCCTTTTGTATGAGTTTTTCTTTATTGCGCTTAACTTTCTTGCTCATGCAGTTCATAATATTACCTCACTTTTATTTCTGCCACCAATTATCATAGGGGGTATCCTTCCAATTAAGACCCTTAATTAACCTACTGGATATAGCCTTGAGTATCTCAGGATTATTATTTTCATTGATAAGGCGGTTCATATTAACAGTTTTTCTATCCTTGCGGTATTTAGCAATAAACGCAGCAACATCCTCCATTGTAGTTTCTGATGTTTCAATCGCATACATATCAGGAAACCAAATATCTGAAAACCCAACCCAAGATGTATATTGTCCAGCATATTCTCCAGTCATCATAGGTATTCTAATGCCATTATTAAATAGGATTTCTGAAATTTCATGCCCAGTTGGTGTCTTAAAGTCAGCCGTGATACTGAATGTGCTATCAAGAGTAAAAGAATACATATCATAACAGGGTGCTTCAAAGCCATAAGCTCCTTCAGCGTGATAATCTGCCCCAATTACAGTTCTTGAACCACATCCTCCACATACAAGTAACAATTCTTTGTTGTTATATATTGCATTGTCAATTTTATTTTTAGGGAAAACATGAATCCTCCCACAACTACATACTCTTACTTCCATAGTAATATCCTCCTATATTCCTCAAATTTGAATTTTATCCGTTATCTGGATATAGCTTGCAATAAATGCCTTGATAAATGGCTTGGTTAAGCCATTCTTTTGAGCATATTTCCCGATGAAATATTGATTTTATTCTTTCGGTTCATGGTTTATCATTTTTCTGATATCTTCTAAATCAGAAAGAAAGTCATATGAGATATAATCGTGTTCATCAGTATTTCTACATTCTGAAACAATTTCATCATGGTATACATTTAATACCCATAAGGCATTTTCTATTCTTGCTATGTCAGCCTTGTTTAATGTGTTAAACATCTTTGTTTCCTCCTTAGAAAGCTCTAAATCCTCATGTTTATTATACCATATATTTGGCATTTAGTCAACGTGTTTTTGTGTTGTTTTCAGCACAGTTAATTCAGAAGTGCCTGTTGATTTCTTCCTCTGAATAGCCTAGTTTCAATAACTTCTTTATGTGCTTTTCAAGGCATTTTTCACGACTGATGTATGATACTGTTGCTATGTTCCCATAACGGATATACCAGCATCTTCCGTATGATGAGTAATTCCCAAATCTGGGCTTTATCACTTCAATCTGTCCTCCCACTTAATTCTAGGATCATTCCAGCTTGTCCATGATTCCTTGCCTCTCATGCACTTGTTGAGATGGTCATACCAAATTTTGTCATTGTCCGCTACAAATTTTCCATAACGCTGCTGAGCAGGTGGCATTCCCTTTCCGATGTGCATATCCTTGAAATCACAAAAGACGGCAAAGAGTAAACAAAGTATTCCAAACATCAGACTATCACCTTCTTTCGCAGGTCGGCTCTGGGCATTTTCCGTAAATTGACCTTATAGCAGGGTAGGGGTTTTTTTGTGAGGTTTACTGTTTTCTTAAGTGATACCATGATTTAATCCTCCTTAATGTAATTCTTTTCGTTGTATTTCTTCCATTCTCTTGCTACTGAATAAGGGATATTTATTTCAACCTCAACGGCATTCCTTGCTATGGGCTTGATTTTACCCCAGATTTCCATTGTAGCAAAAGATGTACCACATAATCCGTTTGTCAGCGGGATTGTGATTTCTCTTCCATTTTCGATTACTTTGACGAAAATCTCCGTATCCTGTTCCATTATGTTGCTTAATTCAAGAATAGTCATGTAATATCCTCCTCTCAAAGCTCTATTTCCTGTTCAAATTCAGCCTCAGTCATTCCCAGGTCAAGGAACGTTTCTTTAATTTCTTCCTTGTTCTTCCCGTGAGTGTCGAGCATTTCAAAAATAAACTGTGTCATTGCTTCAAAAAGTTCTGCTTTTCTTTCGTTAGTCATAATAGCCTCCATACATTTAATTCATGCCTTAACAAATGGCTTTGTTATGCGGTTTGTCAAGGCGAATTTTCCGATAGAATTGTTATTTCATTGCTTCCATACCATCCGTTGTGTTAGGCTCGGTATGAAGTATTGTCGGAGCTTTTCGGCTTGATTTATGACGTTTTGTGTAGGGATTTTCCGTCATCAGGAATATGCGGTCATTGTCTGTTTTTGTCCACATTAAAGGACTATGTATTATCTTCATTACTGTTACCTTCCTCAATAGAAATCACTCCGCAGGGCACATCTCCGTATGCACAGCTTTTCCCGCTAAAATGCCTCATGCAATCGTTTAATATACAAGCCTTTTGATAACCGTTTAAGCTATCAAGACTAATCTTTTTCCCGTTAAAGTCTGTCAGCGTATAACGATCAGGGAATTTTTCATCGCCATACAATGTGTAGATTGCTTTGAAGTCACGGAGATATGCAAGAATGGCTTCAACCTCTTCCGCTGTTATATTAGGCTTCTGGCGGTGTAAATCCGCTTCAAAATATTTCTTATCATCTATTGTATAAGTTACTTTGCGCATGATTCAATCCCTCCTCAACATCTAGCCATGATATCATTCATCATGGCTGCGTATTCTTCCATTGTCAACGGCTTTAGCGTGCCGTTATTACGCTCTAGACAAGAAGATATATAATCCTCAAAGCTGTTGTTATACTCCTGTCGCTCATCGGCGGTCAGCTCGTCAAAAATCTTCCGCAAATACTCACGGTTGATTATATAGCCGTGTTCTGTGTCGAGATAGTGTGTTGTCATGGGTTATTGTCCTCCTTAATGATAGACTACAGTTGCATTGTTTATCCGCTGGTTATTCTTTTTGTCTCTGAGAAATTCCGTGATCTGTTCCTCAGTTTTGAAATCAGGCACTTTACAACGAAAATATAATTGCTTCCGCTCAATCTCTTTTTCGTTCTCATCAAAGCGTGAGAAAATAACCATTATATAGCGTGTGTTACCGTTCCATATTTCGCCTTCATTGTCGATATTGTAGCTTCCTATATACTTAACCATATAATTATTACCCTCCTATTTAGTTATTCCGTTAGTGTTTGGTGATCCGTCAAGAGTTCATGCACTCAATCTGGATATATTGCCGGGAGCGTTGCCCGGCTCGGTAGTGGTGATTAGTACTCAAGTGAGAAATAAGCGTTACCAAATGTATCTTTCATTCCGTCAAGAAAATAGCGCAGCTTCTCGGGATTCTGCTGGAGTTCGGCGAAAATACTATTCAGTTCTTCCGCGCTAATCTGCTTGCAAATATCCTTTGCGCGTGAAATTGCTATAGACTGCCCGATTCCGTAAATATCATTGATGTTAAGCTTCATAGTGTAAATTCCTTTCTGTTTCTGTTTTTATTGGTACTCCTTTTATCCTCATGCGGATGATCGGGAGATATGCAGCGGAGACGGTTTTATTTCTCCGCTGATAGGTGATATGATTGAATTACCAGTTGTAGACTTTACCGCCCTTTTTGGCTTCATCAAATATATCACAATGTTTTCTGGCTAGTCCGTGATCTGCTCGATATCGTTTCAGGGCTTCGCGCTTACTGTAGCCTAAGTATAATTGATTATTGATTTTCAGTCCACCAACAGTATAATAAATGTGTATATGCATTGTAAATCCTCCTATCAAATGTGGATTTTATTGTAAATTAATCCCAGTTAAATACAAGCTGCGGGAATGCCTTTTCAAGTTCTGCTGAGTCTATGCAAGTATAGTCACCTATTATGCGCCCTTGCTTGTATATGTTGCCTCTGTACCGTGCATCAAGATCATTAAAAGTAATGTCGATTTTGTCCGCTTCTGTTGGATTATCTCCATACCACATATCAATTTTAATCATCCCTTTACATCTCCGTCAATTAATTTCGCCTATTTCACAAAGATAATTTAAAGCATCTTTGATTATCTCAGGGAAATTATCATAAATTTTCCCGTCCTCGTCATAATCTATGCCTTCATTATATCGGCGGTTCATCTTTTTTGCATGGTATTTTCTTGCCTTATATAGCGCATTTTCCCATGTAATTTTCCCGTAAGTGTCCATAACTTTTATAACCTCCTATTAAATCTTTTAGCTATTCCCGTTCTGTAATGGTTTTGAGTGACTTATTCAGTCCGACAAAAGCGACTTTTCAGCCGTTTTTGTTTCGTCTTAATTCTCAAAGACTCATCAGGGACTTTAATTAATATTAAACGTAATTATGCCTTTGCAGTCCTCAAACACATTATCAATGCTTGTGACATCTGCTTGTAATAATTCATCTGGAACATCTGATATAAAACCAGTATATATAACTTTTTCCTTTTCGTTACTCCAGATTGAAAACACCTGCATTTCAGGATCAACAAACATTTCAATAATTTCTTCTACTGTAAACATCTTGTTTACCTCCTCAATCAATAATTTTCCGTGAGTGCAGCGCCGATTATTTCAAGGGCGTTTCTGTTGGCGAAAATCTCCGCTTCCTTGCTATTTGGCAAATAGGCGCAAAATACAGCGTCCCTATTGTCTTTGAATGTGTAATACATGGTTAAATCCTCCGTTGTTTTCTGTTTTGGTGTTCTGGAATGGCTTCAAGCATTTTAAGCTATTCAGCCGATATATAAACGGTTTATTTTTCGCCTACTCCGTTAAAGGGCAGAAAGTATGATTATTCTATCACACATTCAATAACGGTTATTCCCTTTTTGTCCCTAATCCTTTTTCAAATGTGAGATAGTCAAGACGACTATGTTCATCTTCTGAAAGTACTTTTAAAGTGATATCAAATATATACCCACTTCCGCAGATAGATAAATAGCCTTCTTCAACAGCTATCCCGATCTTCCACATAGGAATATTAAAACGATCTGCAATATCTTTTATAGTCTCACGGCTGATTATTGATATATTATCAACATCATAAAGACTATTGATTAATTCAGCAGCGTAAAGGCTATTTCTTAACGTTCCAACTGCTGATATTAAGTCAGCTTTTACAAGTAACTTAATATCATTAGTGTTGATATCCCCTGATTTAATCAGGGTTTTCAATTCAGCTATTTCAGTAACTGTAAAAAAGTCTGTTGTTTTCATGACTTCAATCTCCATTCTGTTTTGTTTTAGTATTTGGCGCTCCATTCCCGAATTGACGGCATAGGGGCGATATAGTCCTTTTTAGTTTACCGCCAAAAAGGGAAATGCGGGAATAATTAATAAAAGTATGTGTAAATTTTTTCGTTGTTTCCGGGCTTATCTGTTATTGTGGGCAGATATCCATAAAATACAAGCGTCAAGCCGTATTTTTCAAAATCTGCTTTCAGGCGGTTAATTGCTTTCTGCGTTCTGCTGTCTAGATCCTGAGTATAAGCAGTATTCACTGTCTCTTTTGTATTTTCGAGAATTAAAAGACGGTCAAGCGCTCCGCAAATGCGGTAAAATCTATTCATAAGATTTTCAGATGTTGTGCTATCGTAAGTATAGTTGACGGTGAGTCTTTTAAGCTCCCTTCTGCGGGCTTCTGCTATTGTTCTTTTCATGGTGTATCCTCCTTGTATGTCTGTTTGTGTTTTTCTTGATTTTGGTGCAGGCTTTAAAGTTCATGCACTTTGTCGCCTGATGTGTCCCGGCTGATTGAGTCCGCCGGGCGACTGTTTTATTATTTTCCAAAATTAAAGCCTTCACGCTTGAAGCGCTTCAAAAAGCCTATTAAAATACGCTTTTCAATGTCTTTGATATAATCAAGGGAAATTTCGCCGTTAATGTAATTAATAAGTGTTTTTGTATCATTTGCAGATATTAAGCACTCAACAGCCGGGCAAATTACAGAATTCTCAAGTTTATAAAACTTTTTACAGAATGTTGTTTTATCAAGATCGCAATTCATGTAAACCGGTTCTATAAATTCATGGTACATTGTTTCAGTAATAAAAGTTTCGCCGTATTCGGTGTTTTTGATAAACTCACTATACATCATGGTGTTTATTCTCCTTTGTACTTGACTTTTGGCTTTTTTTATGGTATAATCGAGAAGTAAACCGGGCGTTAATTATGTAAGTAAAGCGGTTAAGGCTTTGATAATAGCTTTGATAAAGGCTATTTGTTCAGCCGTTAAAGGTTTGCCGTCTGCTATGATTTCAACCTTGATTTTCACATTATCACCGCCTTTTGATTTCCAGTCTGAAGCGTGTGATGTGCAATAGGTTGATTTCGCCCGGTTTACGTTCTCTTTACTCCTTTCTACAGTCAGGCATCGGCGGGTTCTGTTTTTGTCCTGTGTTCCTGCTGTGATTATATTATATCACCTAAAGGTGATATTTTCTAGTGGTATTATACACAAATATATCGCCTTTATACTATATGATTTTGTGCAAATTGACTAATACATATAAATCATACAATATATAGGTGATAATAAAGATAATAAATACAATATATTGTACATGGAGGGCTAGAATTGAGATCTGAAGCGCAAAAAAAAGCAGATAAAAAATATAAATCTGCTAATTATGGAACTCTTGCAAGTTATAATAGAATACAATATGTAGATTTTTGTAAAGAATATGCTACTAAATGTGGTATATCTATATCTAAAATGATTACAAATTGTATAAATTACTGCATAAACAATAATATAGATATTTCAGGAAGTATAAAGTTAAATCAATCTGGAACGGATATTATATCAGACATACAAGATAATACAAGTAATAAATAATAAATATCGCTTGTAATACGTCTAAAATGCGTTGTACGGCGTTTTTGTGCGTTGTTAGTATAGTTATACCTTTTTGGAGTGTGTGCGTGTTGTAGGGGCTGTTAAAGGGCTATTTTGACGTGTTGGAGATTAAGTAGTAAATTAGGACTGCTTGCAGGTGATATTAATCTTTAATCTGGAATAATGGAACGTGCCGCAGATATTCGGTTGATATGTGTATTTTGATATAAACAATATGCAAAATAAACATAAATAGACCTGTCTGCTTGCAGTCTGAATAAATAGTAATATTAATTATTAAGTAGATAAATGATTTTATGCATAAAGGAATATTGATTAAGCGATTAAAATGTACATAGTTTGAATTTATATGTACATTCTGGAACGTAATTCTACAATAGAACAGACTGTAATGTCAATAGCTGAATTGTACAAAATTATTTAACTGCTGCATAGGTGAATTGTGCAATTTGATTAGTGGTTTCAGACTGCTGAAGATATCGCAAATAAGGGTGCTAGGAGGCGTTATAAGCGACGTTTTTAAAAGGGGTATAAGTATATAGGTAGAGCGTTAAATTGCGATTTTAGGCGGTACAATTTGTAGCATGGTTTAGTAGTACAAATTAAATTTAGGTACAATATGTTGTGGTGATTAGTGAAGAATAATTTGGTGAGTAAAGCAATATAGAGTGAAATTGTGCACAAATGGAACAGTGAAATTTTGTTGAAATTGACGGGATGAAATGGAACTGCTGAAGCTGAAGGACTGAGGTTTTTATTAGTCTTATTAAGTGAATAATAAGTAGAAATTAAGTAAAGGAATAGATTGTATTAAGTAAATAATTAATGATTTTTAAGCAAAACATGTGATTTATTAGGCTATTATTATAGAGTAAATTAAGATGTGAATAAAAGGAAATTAAGTAAATCAATTTGATATCAAAATGATATCAATTATCAAATTAACGAACTGCATTATATCACATATATTTCAATATATCTTGTATAATCTCTTGTATTCTCTTTTTATCTCTTATATTCTCATTTTTATATTGTTTCTAATTTTATATTGGGACGTTCTCAGCAGTCTATTTTAATTCGTCTGATTTTGGGCTATTTTTGACTATTTCGGGACTGCTTACAGGTTATTTTCTATGTTGCTTTTTGGAGAAAAACAACATAGAAAATAATATCTATAATACTTATGGGCGGGGTAGGTTTACATTTGGAAGCAACTTCCAGAACCGCGCCCGGCAGGTAGTAGTTTCACTCCACTCACACAAGGTAAAACCGAAACCGACACCCATTCTCCTAACCTTAAATCCAATTTTAATTTCAATCTTATCAAAATTTCTATGTTCGATTCCTCACTTCGAGACAAATCCACCTTATTAAATTCAAACTCAAAATTATTATTCTAAATTTATATTATATCAAAATCATACAAAATCATACAAAATCCATGCTAAAATAAATTATTATTACTTATCAGAATTCAATCCCTTAAACCTAATCAATAGCCAACTTAATCAATATCAATTTCAATATTATATTCTATTTTTGCCTTTTGATTTATTTTCAATTAGCTCCAATTCAATCATTTCCCAACCATATCTAAGTCCTAATAATCTAGTCTCAATCTCGAACCCACAAAAAATTATTAAAATCTAATACAAAATTACAATGTCTTGCCTTAAACTATCTCCAATTAGACACAATCATTTGTCCTCGCTCAGACTAGGGCAAACAAGACAAAATCATATCCAATAAAATCTTTATAACCGAAGAATAATAAAATTTCAATATTTTTAATATTTCTCAAAGAAAAAATTTAATTTCCAAAAATAACAAATAAAAACTTTTGCAATAATATAATTCAAATTTTATAGATATAATATATTCAGTTGAAATTACTGTTGCAATAGGTAAACCTTTTTATAATCCTAAACTAATCACTCACAGTGGTATTTTACATTAAAAATCAAAATATTCATACATAACTCTAATCATCAGAATAATGACTTGACAAAAGAAAATTAATATGTTATAATCAATATAGTAAATTCTTTAGACAATATTAAAAATAGTAGGAAGTGATGATATTTAGGAATTGTAAGTACAAAAGAGATTTTATTAAAATTATTATTTTTAAAAGTTTGAAAGGATGGTTTTATTGATTTATACTGATTATTCACAAAATACTTTAAACATTAGCAAATTAAAATCTTATATACAAAATCAAAATAACATAATAAAAAATTATAAAATTATGTGTGAGCTACTTAATGAAAAAGTTTCTGGAGGAGGAAGCACTAAGAAAGCACAAATCAATCGTTGGAAAAGATACTTTGAATTTCATAGAGACGGACAAAAATATATTATTGATAAAATATATAATAACCCATTAATTGCAATAGATCAGAGGACTCTCAGACCTTTTGTTGGAGAAGAAAAATTTTTAGTTTCTTTTGAAGATAGACACTCTAAAGGAGTATATATTATTCAAGAAGGCAATAATGTATATATTGGTTCAACTTATTCAGAATATGGATTTTTAAGGCGATTTATACAACATCACAATAAACCTAGTCAAACCATGTCACATACTAGAGAATTAATAAATAGACCTAACGCTACATTTAAGATATTATATCTTGCTCAAGAAACTGACACAGAAAATATAATAAGACAGAAAGAAGCTGATTATATTCAAGAATATATGTCTAATCCAAAATATAATGTTATAAATAAAAGAACTGAGACAGCAAATTATTTTATACCAAATACTTATAAAAAGAAAAATGATAAGAAAGGTAATAAAAAATATGTTGCAAAAGATATTAACATAGAATATGATATAAGATTTAATAAAAAAGAATTAGAAAAAATAAATAAGAATTGTAAGTCAAATTACGAGATTGTATATATTTCTTCATCAACCGTATTTATGAAAAAAATTATTGCTAAGACATTTGATTATATAGAAACAAAAACTGAATGAAAAAATAAAATCAACCTCGTAAAGAATTATATTCTTATTATATTCTTATTATATTCTATATACGTTCCAGTAGAAGTGACAAAAAAGCAACCTAAAATGGTCAACTAGGTTACATTTTTTGTAACCTAGTTTCAAAATCAGATTACATTTTTTGCAACATGGTGTGATTTTAGATTTTTAAAAATGAGAATATCTTGGAGGAAAAGTGATTGGAGTATTATTATAAACTCCCAATGGATTATGAAATTGACTATAGGAGTGAAATGGTTAAATTTTGTCTTTGGGAGAAAATAAATTTGAATGGTACGTCAACTGTATCAATAAATTACATAAGGGAACGATGTGGGTATTCAAGTGATAATAGAAATAAAAATTCATTTTCTTGTTATGTGCGCAACGTTCTTAAAGACCTTATTCAAGGCAGTCAAATAGTACAAGCCTATGGAGAAGATGTTTTGACTGCTACAAGCACATCTTATCTTGAATTTGAAATACTTGATAACTTTTATGAGATGCAGACAAAAGCATATGCCAAATTAACCTCATCGGTATTTAATACCCTTATGTCTATTAACTGTAATTTGAGCAAGGCAGTATTATTAGAAGTCTATGCTTATATGCGAAGCCACATAATAGAGAATTCACAACAAGCTTATGGTTTTTGCTCTGGATTAGACAAGACAATTGTGAGAGAACTAGGACTTAATCGTAAAACTGTTGATACTTGTTTGAATGCCTTTATCGAGAGTAGCTTGTTTATTAGGCATATCACAGGTAGTTATTATGCTAATGGTAGTCCTAAAAATGCCCCAAATATATATGTGTTGCCTGATGAAAATGCACAGATAAATATTCAAGCACTGTTAGAGCAAATGAAACAAAGATATAAGGTCGATGAGTTTGCTGAAACTCTGATACCTAATTTAAAGAACAAGAGCAAAAAGTAAATTATATTATTGTGAAAGGATTAAAGTAAAAATGAGTATGAATAATCTGAAACTTATTACTACCGAGAATTTTGAAGAAGTAACACCGTGCGATTTTTGGGCTGATATCAATGATGAGTATTTCCTGACTAGGGAACAAATTGGTAGAGCGTTAGGGTATAACAATCCAAGTGAAGCTATCAAGAAGATGCATCAAAGGCATCGAGAGAGGTTAGACAAATTTAGTTGTTTGATAAAGAGTGAAATAAGTCGAGAATCAAATTTTGAAATTAAAGATAGAGGGAATATTCAAAAAAGAATATTTTATAGTTTACAAGGGGTATTACTTATAATTCAATATTCACACGCACCAAAGGAATTAAAAGAAAAATTATTAGAAACAATCAATAACAAAATAGGAGACAAGGAGTTTGTTGTAATTACAGAAAGAAAAGAACTTTCTTTTGTGAATGATTTGGAAGAATTTTTGTCGGTATTTAATTTAAAAGGCATAGCACAATATAAAGTAGATGATAAATATAGAATAGATTATTATATCCCTGATTTGAAAATTGCTATAGAATATGATGAAAATGGTCATAAAAATTATGATAGAGAAAAAGAAAGAATGCGAGAAGAATATATAAAAAATAAATTAGGGTGTAAATTCATTCGAGTGCCAGATGACAATTCTGATATAAAAAACATTGGGATTATTGCAAAAGAATTGTACAATTATGTTCAATAAAATACATAAGATTTTTATATCACGAAAGGATAAACAAACATGAAAACAATTATAACACTTGTAAAACTTACTCCGGAAGAGCGTGAGGTTCTTATCAACATTTCTGCTGATGAGAATGGTAAACTTTGGGCAGAAGTAGATACAACTATCCAGAAATATGCTAATAAGTGTATTAAACAAGGTTGGGAACAGACTTCAGAGACAAGATATACTGATGGTAGTTGGCAGGGTGCTACATTCCGTGCGCCTGCAACAGCTATAAGTATTCGCAATCCTAATGCAAAAAGAACTATGTCTGATGCGCAGAAGCAAGCTATGGTTGAAAGAATGAGATTGATGAGAGAAAAGAAAGGTAACAATGAGGTGGCAGATGATGAAGACAATGGCTAATAATGAAAATGATATTAAGGAATTGCAAGAAAAAGAAAGAATAGAAGAATACAGAAGTTTTCTTTATATGGAACTTCTTGCACTGAAAATGCCGTATAAAGAAATATTAACACTAGTATCGGAGGAATTGATTATCAATTCTATCAGAAATCATCGAAGTGTTGAAGATGTTGCATGGGCATTGATACAGTAAAATGAAACAAATCAAAAATTGAGTGAATTTTAAAAGTCCAATAAAGAAAATTTCAATATAACTATCTAAGGTAGTATAAGTTTATTACTTTGCTAGGTAGTATAAATTTTTATTGAATTAAATAGAGAGAAATAAATCAAATTTTGATTTCAGAAAAGAGGTGAGTATTTACATAATGGATATTGGAGATGTTGAGAACTTTTGGGACTTTGGTGTCTTTGCAAAGAATAATGATATTTCTGTTGGTAGAGAACATTTTTATTTGGATAGTCAGATAGCTTGGTATCGAGGCGATTATACAACTGACAATTATTGTGACAAGGATATGTACAAGAGTGAATTGAATAGATATTTGCAAGAAAATGTTTATGACTGTTAAAGAATTAGAATGAAAGGAATATTTTTATGGCTGATATGTTTGGAATACAGTTTTATCCTACGCCAGAATGGCTAGTAGATAAAATGTTGGATAAGGTAGATTTTTCTAATGTTACTAGTATTTTAGAGCCGTCTGCTGGGAAAGGTGATATTGTAGAAGGGATTTGGAAACATGATATTCGGAAGAAAACATATTATGAATTGAAGTTTTGTAATACCAAGAATAAATTGTGTAGAGAGATATTCTTAAATCTTAATGAATTAAATGAATATTTTCTTAAAGAGTTTAGACTTGATGCTAGTAAAATGACAATCAATGAAATAAATAATTGGCTTATAGATAATACTGCTGAAAAAGATGATTATATGATTATATATCATCAACCTAACAAAAATGAATACTTCAAATGTGAGATTGAATGTGTTGAAATTGACTCAAACCTTTGTGCTATATTGAAAGATAAAGGGTATTTTACAGTAAATCAAGATTTTCTTAAATATAATACTTTAAAACGCTATGATTGTATTCTAATGAACCCGCCCTTTGCACAAGGGGAGTATCATTTACTTAAAGCGTTAAAATTGATTGAAAATGGCGGACAGTGTGCTTGTATTCTCAATGCCGAGACCTTGAAAAATCCTTATACTAATTGGAGACAAGAGTTATTAAACATACTAAATCAGTATAATGCTGATATCGAATATGTTAATAGTGCATTTTCCCACGCTGAAAACAAGACGGATGTTGAGATAGCTTTAGTTTATATTAATATCCCACAAAAGACAGCTGATGAAAATTTAGTTAAAAACCTTGTAACTGGCGAAAATTTTGACCGTGAATATGATGAGTTTGATGAAAACCAGTTGGCAACGAGTGATATAATTGACAATTTAGTCAAACAGTATGAACTTGAAGCTAGACTAGGAACAAAACTTATTGATGATTTTTATTCTATGCAAGCGTATATTCCAAAGGTTAAAGACCGTAATGATGTTTCTATGCTTAATTTATCTATTATAGGTTGTATAGATGAGCAAAATAGTGATAGAAAGATAAATCCTGTCAATCAGTATATCAGAGGACTAAGAGATAAATATTGGTCGTTGTTGTTTATGAGTAATGAGATGGGCAAATTACTTACTGAATCTGCTCGTAGAAATTATATGAATCAATTGATAAAGTTTAGAGATTATGATTTTACTTTTTTAAACATCAAACAATTACAAATTGATATGATGACAAACTTAAATCAGAATATTGATGAAGCTATTTTAAGCCAGTTTGACAATTTCACATACAAGTATAGTTTGGACAAAGAAACAAACGTTCATTATTTTAATGGTTGGCGCACAAACGATGCTTTTATGATACGGAGCAAAGTTATCATTCCTATGTATGGATTATATACTAAATATGGCTCATGGTCTATATATGAATGTAAAGATTATTTGAATGAATTAGAAAAGATATTCGTGTATTTGGATGGTGGGCGTACAGAAGGCGGGAGCGTAAATGAAATTTTGGATTATAATGTTGCAAGAGATTATAACGGTGGACGTATTAAATTCAAATATTTCGATATAGAACTGAAAAAGAAAGGTACTGTTCACATCTGGTTTACAAACGAGGATTTATTAAAAAAATTTAATATTTTTGGTTGTCAAAAGCATGGGTGGCTTCCTGACTGTTATGGCAAAAAGGCTTATAAGAATATGACCAAAGAGGAACAATCTGTTATTGATGAATTTGAGGGTAAAACGGAATATGAAAAGGTATTTGCTGACCCGAATAAATTTATTAGTGGTGGACAAATGTTACAGCTAATGTAATAAGGAGTAAAAATTGAAACGTTGGGAAGTTACATATTGTGGAAAGCTATTTCTTTTATATGCTGATACTATGGAGGAAGTCAAGCAACAATGGGGTAGTTGTATGGACGAAGGAAGCAATATAAAACCGTGGATAAATAACCGTCATGTTAATTTAGTTAAAGAAATCAAGGATAAGTCAGAATTTGTTGGAAATAAGTTATGCAATAACCAAAGGGATATGAGAGAATGGTACTGGGCTAAATGTTTCTGCGGAGATGTTCTCATTCGGTTTGCTTACGATACATCAGATGGCGAGTATTATTCTTGCTGTGAGTATCAAGTGTGGAAATATAACAGATTTATAAACCCTATAACATGGACGATATGTGATATTGAAAAGTTCTATAATAACATTTTTGCCGTTGATAAAATGAAATATGTAGAATATAGTTTCAGAGTATATAGGCAATCAAAGTTATCTCGTCCTAAAGAACTAAAGGGCATTAAGAGTATTGGTTCTGCTGAGTTTATTCCTAAACATTGCAATACTCAAATTTTCATTAAAGATAATGATGTCTGGATAAAGCATACTGATTATTTTTCACGCTTGTGGCGACCTCCTGCCGGAGAGAGAATAGATATGCCATTAAGCTATTATTTGAAAAAATATTTTAACAAAACAAAAACAGAAAAATTTATTTATGCTGATAACTGGGCAGGGATTGTCCTTAGAAATGAGGCATGGCTAAAGATTGAAAATCTTATTCCGATGTGTAAATATAAAGAAATGAATCATTTACAGGTTGCAAGAGAGATACTGGAATTGCAGAAAAGAGTAATAACAGGCATGAGCATTCCCACAGAAAACGAATGGGAAAGATATTGGGAGAATGTTGTCAAACTAGTTAGAAATGAGATTGAAATAAAGGAGAAATAAATGGCTCTTAATAAATTATATTATGTTTATGGTCTTGATACAGCTTGTTTTTATACTGATGAAGAAAATGAAATAGACAAAAAGATTATAAAAAGACGTGTTGTAAAGTCTCATATTGAAAGACAATTAAAAAAAGGTGTATCTAAAAATAAGAAACCGTTTTCTGAAAATCAAATTGCCAAGTATAATAGGTGGCATAAAAAATATACAAGTGAAATCACTGATTATAAAATTCAACTTACCAAAGTATTTGAAAAGAACAAGGATATTATCAGAACAGCTCGTCCTGATAAGCTATATACAACAATAAAAGATAAAATCAACCCTACTGTTTCTAAAACAATCCCTGCCCTTAATAAAAGAGTTTCTATTTTTGACAGTACTCTTACGAGGTGCTTTGGACTTAAAGAACGTGAATTTAATACAGAAATTGTAATTATTAAAGTGTTTTTCTTTGAGATTGCTGAAAACATCATAAAAAATGGATTTATTATGAATGGACACAAATATGTCTTTTTTAGTTCTTCAGCAGGGCAGATACGCACTAAAAAAATGGTGTGTGTTAGAGAAGATTTATTAACTGAATATTGGGATGCTCTTACTTGTGGTTTGTCGATAAAACATATCAACAGCCTTGATGGAATGAATATAAATAAGTATCTTGCGTACCTTGCTTTGAGTAATTCGGCAACAGACCAGTGGGCAGATTTCGATATTTCAAAAACAATTGTAGTTGACGATTTTGAAAATGGTGTTCCTTGCGAAGTAGATTATATTGATGACGTGACTTATGAAATCACAAGAAAAAATATGAATGTTCCAATTCCGCATATGGACGGTTGTGGGTTAATGCTCCCAACTGTTAGCGATAAAAATTTCATGGTACGTTTGCCGTGGGTCAAGGGTTTATTGGGGGTATTTGATTTTGTTCAGTTTATAAAAGAGAATAATTGTTCTCCTATTGTAACTGATATTTATGGCGTGGAACACGATATTATAAAAGAAGATATCCAGATTATTTTTACCAAAAGCCAATTCAAAATGTGGAAGTATTTTGATAATTGGGGACAGTATAAAGATAATTTTATTAAGTTTAATTGTCAAGCTGGTATTTGTAATATGGAAGAAGATTTCCCACAAGCAACTATAAATTATCAAATGATACAGTCACTTTTAGATATTACAGATGAGGAGTTAAAAGAACTATGCAAAGAGAGTGATGATTTTTTAACAGATATTGCAAAGAATCCTAAAGCAATGTTAGAGGCTTTTGGAGCTATAGATGACAATTCGTATAAGAACGCTTTTCAAAAATGCTTAATTAAATATCCAGAGTTATTAAATGATTCCTACACAAGACAGTCTCTGCGTGATTTGAAAAATAGTTTGGAAAAAGAATTATGGGCAGCTAAATTTAAGGTGAATGGGTGTTATACATTTTTGTTGCCAGATTTATATGCTTTTTGTGAGTGGTTGTTTTTGCATAAAGAATATCCCGATGGGCTGTTAAGTGGAGAGAATGTTCATTGTAGTTTGTTCAAATATAATAAAGAAGTTGATTGTTTGCGAAGCCCCCACCTCTACATGGAACACGCTATAAGAAATAATCATACATCAGATAAAATTGAAAAATGGTTTACTACAAGGGCGATTTATACAAGTTGCCATGACATTATTTCTAAAATTTTAATGTTTGATGTTGACGGTGATAAAGCTTTGGTTGTTCAGGATAGCACTCTTATATCAGTGGCAAAACGTAATATGAATGGGATAGTTCCTTTGTTTTATGATATGAAAAAAGCTAAATGTGAATTAATTACATCTGAGAATTTGTATAAAGGTCTTTCTCTTGCTTACACGGGTGGTAATATTGGTATATATAGCAATGACATATCAAAGATAAAAAATAGTGGTGCGTTGGAAGATGAAAGCAGTCGAGAAGAAGCATTAAACTGTATCAAATGGCTTTGCCTTGAGAATAATCAAACTATTGATTATGCAAAAACGCTTTATAAATCTAAACGCCCCGATAACGTTGATAAAATAATAAAGAGATATACAAAAAAGAAATTACCAGCGTTTTTTATGTATGCCAAAGACAAAGAGCAAGGACAGATTGAGGGGAGAAATAATTCGCCTGTCAATCGTATTGTAGAATTATTCCCTAAGAAAAACTTAAAATTTAATTTTACTACTGATAATATTGGGAAGTTTAATTATCAATTGCTTATGTCAAATCCAGATACAGAAATAAATGATGAAATAGTATTAAAATATAGAGAGTTAGTACGAAAATTAAAGCAGAATATAACATCATACGATAAAGATGGTAATTATGATTCGTTACTCACGGATATAAGAAATGAGATGATGGGGCTTGGATTTGATGAAAAATATATTTGTGATGTACTTGTTAAGCAACTTTTCGGCATAAGTAAGAGCATAAATAAAAGAGCGTTCTGGACGTTGTATGGTGATATTGTTTACAGTAATCTTTGTAGAAATATAGATGAAAATTATATTCAATGTGAAAGATGTAAAACGAGATTTTATGTTAGGAAAGTGGGTCAGGTTATTTGTGACAAATGTTTGTGCCGAGAAAATGAACGAAAGGAGAGACTAAAGAAAAATCATAAGAAGATTGTGAAATGTTGTGATTGTGGCGAAGAATTTGGCGTAGATATTAGAAACATGAAAAAAATAAGATGTGATAATTGTCAAAGAGAATATCGTAAGCAATGGGATAGAAATAGAAAGACTAGGTAAATTCCACTTTTGATTTTAATTCAGGAAACGTCCATAAGCCTTGTATTTATGCGGTTTTATGGACGTTTTATTTTATTTTGTTCTCTAAAAATCAAGACTTTAAGGGAAATAGCCTATAAAATTCCATTATATACTATATCACTAATACGGATATTTGTCAACGGTTATTGCCCTGTTATTTGTCTAATTATGATTTAGTAAATCTAAATTAGAAATTATTTTTATTTAAAACCAAGAAAGGACATCAAAAAAGAATGATTTGTGTTTCAAAGGAAGAAGCAAAAGAACTGCGTAGACTTATACCGAGTGTGTTAATACGCCGTACAGTTAAGCAGAAATCTAAGCGTGGCAAGATGTATGTTACCGAGAGCGATCGAGTTCTTAATGCTATTAAAAAACTCAGAGGCGAGTAACCTCGTAAAAGAGATAACACAAACAACAAATATCCTATGTTATTTGCATAGGGCAGTCTGGCGACTGTAACAAAATTAAAGGAAATTTTATTATTTATGAAAATAAATAAAGATTACGAAATTAATCTTGATGAAATTCTTTCATCACCTACCGAATTAACTCCTGCTACATATCAATATTATAAGAATTTAAAAAATCGCACAATTATCATTAATGACCAGATTGATTCTGATATTGTAGAACATGCAATGTTACCACTTATTGAAATGGATAATGATGGCACAGATGAACCTATTACCATTAGACTGTCTACTGTAGGCGGGTCGCTTTTCGATGGTATTACGCTTTGCGATATAATTGATAATCTTAAAACAAAGACCACTATTGTTGTACAGACTTATGCTTATTCTATGGGGGGGATTATCCTCATGGCAGGATATAATAATCCCAATGTTAAAAAAGTTTGTTATAAGCATAGCACAGCACTTTTACATGCCGGTAGCACTTATTTGGAAGGCAATTCGTCATCAGTAAAAGACCAATTTCATTTTAATCAGAAATTTGAACAGAAACTTAAAGACTATACTCTTTCTCATTCTAATATTACGGAAGAAGAATATAACGCTATGGAACGCTATGAGTGGTATATGGATTCCGATACAATGCTTGAAAAGGGCTTAGTTGACGAAATTCTGTGAGGTGGCTATGAGTAAGAAATTCTTAGACACAAATGCAATTCTTGAAAATAATGCAGACCTTACAAATGTAGTTATTAGTTCCAAGACGATTGAAGAACTCGAATCAATTAAAAGCAATCGTAATAAATCTGATGAAATTCAATATAAGGCTCGACAGGCTGTTAAAGCAATAATGCGAGACAAACCAGAAGTAGTGGTAGTTACAGAAGATGATTATAATATGCTTTCGAAAATGAAGTTAGAGTGTAATAATGATAATCTGATTATCGCTACTGCAAAAAGAGCAAATCTTGAAAATGAAAATTCTGTGGTATTCGTTACGAATGACTATCTTTGTGGATTGATTGCTGGAAATTATTTTGGGCTGACAGTTGAGAAAAACGGGGAAGTATCACAGGAAGGATTATATAAGGGATACAAGATTGTGACTTCTACTGATGAAGAACTTTCACAAATTTATTCTAAAGATAATTGTGAAAATATATTTGGTTGCCTTATAAATGAGTACGTTATTGTAAATGATTCTGAGGGCAATTTTGCAGATGTACTGAAATGGACTGGAATGAATTATGCCCCGGTATATAACAAAAATTTCAAATCAAGGCAACTTGGTGTTTGCAAGCCTTTAGATACAATTCAGAGAATGGCTTTTGATAGCATTGTGAATAATGATGTTACAGTCTTATATGGGCGGTCTGGTAGTGGTAAGACAACTATCCCTTTGTCTTATATAATGCAATGTTTGGAAAGTGGTAAATATAAGAAATGTGTTATTATTTGTGATTTTGAAACTTTAAAGGGTGCAAAAACACTTGGATTTACCCCTGGATTACTTAATGAGAAAATTTTGACACAGGGCGCAATAGGCAATATTTTGAGTAGTAAGTTTGGAGATATGTCTGAGGTTGAGAGATTGCTTGCTTCTGGCATAATTGAGATTATTCCGACAGCTAATATAAGAGGCTATGAAATATCTCAAGATGAAATCTGTTTTTGCACAGAAGCTCAAAATCTTGATATCTACACGCTAAAGACAATTATTCAGCGTTGCAAGGCTGGCTCTAAGATAATCTTTGAGGGCGATATTATAGAACAACACGATAGTAGTAGAGAAATTGGTTTGTTTAAGATGATTGATGTCTTCAAGGACTACAAGTGCTTTGGCTGTGTAAAGCTAAAAAATAATTATAGAAGTGAAATCGGTGAGTTAGCCGATTTGCTTTAAAATAGGTAAATTGCTATGTTTCTTAATCCAACAATAAGTGTTAATTTAGGAAATCGTAATTATAAATATTATGAAAACTTGGGATATTTTATTAAAAAGAAGAATGGATATAATAATAAACCTGTTGTTGATTTGCCTCAAACAATAGAAGTAAAAGTGGAAGATTTGCTACCATCCGCAAAAGGGAAAATAGAATTAAGATGTGATTGTTGTGGTAGAGTTTTTCAAAGATATATTGAAGAAATGACTATATGCAGAAAGAATAATCCATTTGATTATTGCCCCAAATGTGCAATTCAAAAAACTATTAACACAAAACTACAAAGATATGGTTCACTTAATCCTAATGAAATTTCTATACAAAATGGAACGAAATCGGGAAGAAAGCGTAAATATTCATTAGAACAATTAAAAAATCTGGCAGAAGATAATGGATATTTTTTAAGAGATGATTTATGTAATGTATCAGAAATACTTATAAAAAACAAATATACTTTTGAATGTAAAATTCATAACATTATTTTTGAAACTCCATTTGAATCTATATTAAATCATAAAATAAGTTGTCCTATGTGCTTTAGTAACGCCCAATCTAAATTATTTAGTAAAAGTAATATAGAACAAGCAATAGAAATTGGTAATCAAAAAGATTATTTAATTCTTACAGATAAAATTCAAAATTGTGATGATAAAATTGAATATATATGTAATAAACATAAATCGTATGGGATTCAAATAACCTCTTTATATGGTTTAACGCATTATGATAAGAATTGCCGTTTTTGCAAAATACCTACTAAAGACAAACATTGGCATTGGCAAGGTGGAATATCTACAATTAGTGATTATTTGAGGAACTCAATAAACCAATGGAAAATTGATAGTTTTAAATTTTATAATTATCGTTGTGATATTACCCATCAGAGTAATGATATTATCATTCATCATTTACATAACTTTTCTGATATTGTTAAAGAGACTTTTGATATATGCGATATTGATATTAAACCAACAGTTCAAGAGTATTCCAATGAAGAATTAGATAAGTTATCTCAAGTGTGTCTTGATTTACATTATAAATATGGTTATGGGGTATGTTTGTCTAATGATGTTCATGAACTATTTCATAAAATATATGGTGTAAAAAATAATACCATTGAACAGTATAAAGAATTTAAAGAAGATTATACAAATTCAAAAAAGAACAAGAGAAGGTGATTCTTATATAAAGACAAAGTGTATATTCACGCCCTATGTAGCAAGACGATTACTAAAAATGGGGAACGTGATAGTAGATATAAAACCTCGTAAAGAAGATAAAGATAAAACAATCTTTGTCTTTGAAGATACTGAGAAATTACAAACTGATTTAGCAATAGCTATTCAGCATTATCATGAAGAAAGTACATAGAAAGGACAAATTATTATGGCTAAGACAGTTAAAAAGGTAAGTTTTTCAAAGGGTCTTATTTCTCGTGAGGGAAGTGAGCTTATGATTACTGAAATTGGCAAGGACGAAACTAAGACTTATAATCTCAATAAGGTTATTGATGAGTTTATAGGTCAGGAGGGTGTTAGCCTTACTATCAGCATTGATGATGATATTCCTGCTGAGGAAGACGACTAAAGGTCGGTGTGCATGACAAAGTACAAGAGACTGGATGGGGAAGATTTTGATACATATGCTTTAAGATTATATGAGAATAAAATTGAATATGACCTAACTAGTAGAGACATTTCACTTTTACTTAATCAGGAAAGCGATATTCAAAAATCAGAATCGGCATGGAGAAAGCATTATGCTTGTATGAGAAAGGGTATTGAATACCAACGTAATTTAGACAACGTTGGCATTGCAACTAGAATATTATGTATCTCTGATTGTCACGTTCCTTATCAGCTTACTATTGATACGTTAGAGAAGTATAAAAACAAGGTTGATATTCTTCATCTGAATGGAGATATTGGTGATTGTCAAGGTATTTCAAGTTTCCCTAAGGTCTATCGAAAGTCCCCTATGGAAGAAATTATTGAAACTCGTCAATATATTATTAATTTAATTGAATATATAAAGCCTAAAAAAGTTGTAATCAACTTTGGCAATCATGAAATCAGATTCCAAAATTATTTTGCTAAAAATCTTGATACTGATATTCTTGAACTAATGCCACAGACAGCATTGGAGTTAATTTGTGTAGATGGTTTTAAGCATTATAATAAGCGTGAAAGAACCAAGGTAGAATATAAACCTTTAGTGGAAGTTTTTGACGATGTTGAAATTGAATATACAGGAAATTGGTTTAATCAGATTGGTGATTGTATATTTGCGCACCCAAAGGCGTTCTCATCAGGGATATTAAAGACTGCTGAAAAGGCAATGCTTTGGTTTAGAAATGAGGGTTATAATTTCAAAACTCTTGTTTTAGCTCATACACATCGCAGTGGTATGTATAGTGTAGGTAATACCACTATTTATGAACAAGGTGCTTTTTGTGATACAAAAGCAAATAATTATTCTGATGGACAATTATATAACAGTCAAAAGGAAGGCTTTATATATTTGTGTCAGGATAGTCAAGGCAATACAATAAGAGAAAAGACAAATCTTATTGTGTTAAATTAGAACTCTAATAAAAACAACAACAAAAGAAAACAAAGAAAGAGGTAAATTATTATGGTAAAGAAGAATTTTATTGATGTTATTCAGACTAAGGTAAACGAGGTAACTGGCGAGGAGTATTCTAAGAGAGTGTGTGGTGATATGCTTGACGCTGTAACTTCTGCTATTGCAGAGGTTCTTACTTCTGGTGATACTATCAGAATTGATGGTCTTGGTACATTTAGTACTCGTTTTCAGGCAGGTCGTGAGGGTGTTTCTGCTTTCAATGGTGAGAAGTGGAAGACCGCAGACACACTTGTTCCGGCGTTTAAGTTTAGTGGCTCTCTGAAGGATTCCGTTGCTGAGACTTATGACCCCAAGAAGCATAAGCCTGCCAAGTAATCTGAGTATAAGAATTTTATATATAAGAACATAAAACAAAATTAAAAAAGAAACAAGATGAAGTACATAAGGAGAATTTTATGCTCGTAGAAAAGATGACTGAATATGATGTGTTTACCGAGGCATTGAGTAACAGTAAGAATGATACTTCGATTATTGTACCTTGCACAAAGGTAATAGATTTTTTGAAGATATGTGTTACTAATTGTATAGGTGACAAGTATAAGTTTATCGAAATTGATATAGACGATGAGGATTGGTGTGATTATGTAATATCGTTTGTAGATATTGATGGTGTTACTGATGTTTTCATTGAACCTATGGTGAACAGAGATAAGAAAGTTTATTTTGATACTGAATGTGATATCTCTTATGTTGATGTTGAATGCGATAATGATATTTTTGCACATTTGACTACATTTAAGGAAATGCACATTTTTGATACTAGGTGTTAAAGAAAAATAGATTAGGGTAAAATCTATAAAATTAAGAATATCTCTTGTCTAAACAGATAATTGATAGATGTGAGGTCAGGCAGCGCAATAGTGCTGTCTGACTATATGGGCGACCTTGCAGTAGACCGTTAGGTGATGGTGCAAATCCATCGTTGCCCACCGATAATGGGTATGGTTTCCGATGTTGTAGCCCCAATAAAAACAACTCGGCACACGTTTGTGCTGGACGTGTGGTTTGCATGATTTTTGCATAAAACTCCTTTCACATCCTCCGTAACAGATGAGTGCCGTTCTATGGGTATAGGACGGTGCTTGTTTGTTATTTGGATTATACCTTATCGGGTATGATTTTTAAGAAATTAAGACTATTTATACCTTAAAGGGTATAAATCAATAAAAATAATATTGCAGAGTAGAGAAGTAGTTATCTCGCTTGTCTCATAAACAAGAAATCGTGGGCGCACATCCCACCCCTGCTACCAAGTCCTTTATAGGATTACTTGCTAGTCGAGGTCAGACTTGTTCTGATAGCTCATCTACCATGTGTAGAAAGAGGGTCTGGTATTCTTGATTAGAGTATCTGTTCAAAAACATATTGCAAATGTTCAGCATGGATAATTTACGGATTATCTGTGTTGTTTTGTATGCAATGACTTATGTATGGTGGGATATGTTCCCGCCGGTCTAATTCTGCTTTAGATTGGTTTTCTATTTGCAGATTAGGATAAATTGTATTTTATCCTCTTTAATAATGAGGTGTAGCGAAATGTTACACCTCAAAATATTATTTTACTATTTATTTTTTTATTAAGGAGAATGAAATTATGACAGAATTAATTAAAGTAAATTACGATGCAAACAACGACAAGCCTACCGTCAGCGGGCGGGAGCTTCACGAGGCACTTGGCATTAACACGCCTTATACACAGTGGTTTGGGCGCATGGCAGAGTACGGCTTCACCGAAAACGAGGACTTTTGGACGGATCACAAAAATGTTATCCGTTCTGACGGAACAGAAATGCCACAGGTTCAGCTTGAACATTTTCTTACAATCCCCATGGCAAAAGAAATCTGTATGCTCCAGCGCAATGACAAGGGCAAGAAATTTCGGAAGTATTTTATTAGTATTGAGGAACAATGGAATAGCCCAGAGGCAATAATGGCAAGAGCATTAAAGATTGCCAATAGAACAATAGAAAGCCAGAAATATTTAATTGAAACTCTTGATAATGAAAATAAGATATTGGCTTCTGAAACATTATATTGGGCTGATAGAAGGCTCATCAATGCAATCGTTAGAAGATATGCCGGATATGCTTGCGATGGGAACTTTGGAATTGCTTGGACTAATTTCAAGAAAGAGTTGTTGTATAAGTATAGTATTAATCTTAATTCTCGCATTACAAAGTATTTGAATGAAACAGGTAAAAAGACTAAACCTCAAACTTTGGAAATGCTTGATGATAGCGAAGTATCTGATGCTCTTAGAACGATTGTTTCTTTGTGTAGGGAAAGTAATGTAGATATATCTGATTTACTTAATAATCATAAAGATAAGATAGACAACGCTGACAAGTGATTAAAAGCTACAAACCCGTTATACATAAATGAATATAATGGCTCACAGCTTAATTTGCTGTATAAAAATTCAAATAAAGGAAGTGATATAGTGGCAAGAACAACTGTCTACAATCATATAACAACTGAGGAGAAGATAGCAGAAATTAACGAAAATAATACTTGGCTTATAAATGAATTTCTAGAGTATCTTGCCTCTATTGACCGTGCGCCTCAAACTTTAAGGTCATACAAGAGTGATTTGCATATATTTTTTGTATGGAATATTGACTTTAACAATAACAAAGATTTTGTAAAATTAACAAAACGAGAAATAGCCAAATTTCAGAATTATGCTATAAATGAATGGCACTGGTCTCCTCGCCGAGTGAGGAGAGTCAAATCAACTCTTAGTTCAATGAGTTTATTTATTGAGAATATTCTTGATGACGAAGAAGGATATGAAAATTTTAGACCTATAATAAAAAAGATTGAATCCCCTGTGAATGAAGCAATTAGAGAAAAGACTATCTTTTCTGATGAACAAGTTGAACTTTTGATGAATACTCTTGTTGAACGTAAGGAATATGAAAAAGCTTGTGCGGTTGCAATAGCAGCATATTCGGGCATGAGAAAAGCCGAAATTCTGCAAATGAAGATGGAATATTTTAATGACGACCATTTAGTATTTGATTGTTTGTATAAAACTGATAAAATTAGAGCAAAGGGCAGAGGACAACTAGGCAAGCAAATTAACAAATATGTTATGAAAAAGGTTGATAAATATTTAGACCTTTGGAAAGCAGAACGAGAAAGACTAGGCATTAATTCTGAATGGGTGTTTGTCAGAAGATGTAATGGGAATTTCGTTAGAAGGGAAACCCTTGACAATTGGACTGATGAATTTTCAGAAATTGTTGGAGAAGATTTTTATTTTCACTCTTTACGACATTATGTATGTTCAATGCTTTCTGCAAATAATCTACCAACAGAAGTAATTCGAGAATTTTTTCAGTGGGAGTCGGTGGAAATGGTGAAAATCTACAACGATAATTCAGCAATTGACGATTTTAATAAATATTTTTCTGTTGATGGCGTTAATAAGCAAGAGGATAGTAAAGGTTTCTCGGATATAAAATAATTCATATAAAACAAGCAAAAGAAAGGACACCAAAATGAACAATAACGATAATAAATTTACAGACTCCGAGGCTCGTCTCATAGACCGTCTTGGTTGTGCAGGAATTATATTTATATTTATTCTTAGCATAGTAGTGATAATTTTCTCTCCTGTAATAGCTTTTGGTATATCATATTTTATAGGTTGGATAATGTCGCTTTGTATAGGTGATGTTGTAGCAAATGGACTGAATATGATATTTGCAACTGATAGATTTACACCAGAGGTTATTCCGCTATTCTGTGGAACTATGGGATTGATTGGTAGTTTCTTTAGAAAGAGTAATGGAACAATTACAAATGAGATTAATGAAATAAAGAAAAAGCTCAATAGTAAAGTTAGAGAAGATTAAAAATACAATAATAAATAAATTTGCGATAGAAGTTGAATTTTATTGTTAATGCAATATTCTAAAACATCTTGTTCAGTCCAAAAAGACATAGGGTTAGATTGAGGATTTTTATTATCAAAAGCATTACACCCTACTTTCAACCATTGCATTTTTCGTTGGGTTGATTCTATTGTCATCATGCCTGTTATTGATTTTTTATTTGAAGATTTGGCATATTTGTGTGTCGGATTTTTCTTCATTATATCACAACATTTGTTACTTACTTTGAAAGGAGCATTAACCAAATAAGCCCATTTTTCTTTATTAAAATGAGATTTATTCCCGTTTTTATCTGTTACTAAACCATTAAGGAATTTCCAAGCCCATGTCCGTTCTCCCGTTTTTGAATTAAAACCTCCGTCTTTTTGAGTCCTACCAACATCACGGCTTATATCCTTACTCATCAAGGGATACCCATATTCCTCAATAACTCGTCTAAAACTCATTGCGGGTTTTAACCAAGTAACATTATCAAATGTTTTGACAAATTCTCTAAGTTCAGGATATTCAAGCCCTGTATCTACATAAACAGCTTCAATATCGGGGAATAACTGTCTTGCAATGTGTAAGAGAACTGTACTATCCTTATCACCAGAGAAAGATACATATACTTGCCCGTTCCAATAATTATACCATTCTATTATTCTTGATTGAGTTATCTGTATCTTTCTATTGAGTGGTAATGATTGCAATTCTTTTAGTCTTTCGGCGGTATGAACATTTTCGGGTGGAAGTTCTCTAGCTTCGACAGAGGAATAGTTACATTCTGTTCTGTTTTTTTGCACTTTATTACGCCTTTCTTTTATGATTTTATAATTTTTAGAATTACAATAAAATTCAACTTTGCTCAGTCTATGGTAATATTGTGAAAGATGATAAGGGTAAATGGAGAACTACAGGATTAGATCGCAGTGGTTGTGTGTATTGTGGGTTTGGCTGTCATCTTGAAAAATCACCTAACAGGTTTGAGAGGCTAAAAATTACTCACCCTAAGATATGGGATTATTGTATTAGACCAAAGGATAAAGGTGGTCTTGGAATGGGTGAAGTATTAGATTTTATCAACGTTCCTTATGGTAAGGAAGAATGTGATGAATGTAATAGTCGTGATTGCCAAAGTAATGATTACAGAAAGTAACTGCTAAAAAATAAAAATAAAATTAAGCCTTACTGTAATGGTAGGGCTTTATATATGTCTTGATTGACTGCATGAGGTTGATTAAGAGATAGATACAAAGACTTACAGAGTTGCAAACTGTAAGATTGAGGGTAGTATGACTCCACTACCCTCTTTTGTATTTGCTTATAAATTTGTAAATAAAGAAATGGAGTCAGAATTGGAGTCGGCATGAAAAAGAAAACAAATGAAGAATTTATAGAAGAACTAAATAAAAAAAGACCAGATATTATAGCTCTTGAACCATATACTTACGCATTAAATAATATTAAATTTAAATGTAAAAAATGTGGATTTAAATGGAAAGCAACACCATCTAGTGTGTTATCTCATCGTAATTGCCCAAATTTTCGTTGTCATGATGATTATATAAATCCTAATTTTGTAGATTTGACTGGTAATACATATGATAATCTTACTGTGATTGAGAGAGTGGATGATTATATTTCGCCATCAGGGAACAAGTCTGCTACATGGAAATGTTTGTGCAAATGTGGAAATACTACATATAGAACTACCTCGTGGCTTAAAATGAGCAAGAATCAATCTTGTGGTTGCTTAAAATCAGAATTAATTGCTAAACGATGCACGGAAAATTAAATAGGTCAAAAATTTGGCAGATTGACAGTTATTGAATATGCGGGTTCACATTATGATGGAGCAATATGGAAGTGCCATTGTGATTGTGGGAAAACAACAATTGTTCAAGCAAGGTTTTTAAAACGAGGTGGAGTTAAAAGTTGTGGTTGTTTACAATCAATTGGTGAAGAAAAAATACAAAAGTTTCTTAATAAACATAATATTGAATATGTTACTCAAAAGAGATTTGATGATTTAGTTGGCTTTGGAAACTGTAAATTAAGATATGACTTTTACATTCCAGATTATAATATCTTAATAGAATATAATGGCAGGCAACATTATGTGCCTGTTGATTTCAAAGGTGAAGGTAATGATAAGGCAATTGAAAATCTAAAAAAGCAACAAATATATGACAAAATGAAATCCGATTATGCTTTTAATCAAAATATAAAATTATTAGTTATCCCTTATTGGGAAGAAAATAATATTGAAAATATCCTTATTAATCAATTGTTACAGAAGGAGGTGGGATAATGCCACAGAAGAAACGTGCTAAATCGCCTGTTGGGAAAAAGATATGTCGAGAATGCGGAAAAGAAAAAAATTTATCACAGTTTTATGTTGTGAACTCATCATCCCCCGCAAAAGTATCATCTGTTTCGAGTGATGGCAAAACTTATGATATTTGTAAAAATTGTATTAAAACAGGGTCGTGCAATCCAGATGGTACTATAAATGTCGAGATGTTTAAACAAAAGTTAATGTTAATGGATAAACCTTATGTCCCCGAAGCATTAGATTCTGCGATAAAAGAAGTACAAAAATCAGTTGAACTTGGTAAAGGCAGAACTGATATAATTGGATGTTATTTTAAAAATATCGGTACTTTGCCACAATATTCTAGGCTAGGCTTTCTTGATTCTATAAATTTATTATCTCAAGGTAAAACGGTTTCTTCGGCGGTTACAACAACTGGGAAAACCGTAAGTAGAAACGAAGAAGTTTATGTAAAACAAGTTGATGATTTTGTAGTTACTGATGATGTGCTAGATTTGTTTGGAGATGGTTATACAAAGACGCAGTATAGAAAAATGGTTAAAAAATTTAACAAACTAAAAGAAAACTATTCTATCCAAACTAATCTTCACGAGGAAGCACTTGCTACATATGTACGTTTTAAAGTAAAAGAAGAGGAAGCTACAGCACAAGGGGACGTAGGGAGCGCAGACAAATGGAACAAAGCGGCTCAGGAGGCAGCAGACAAAGCAAAACTTACACCTAAACAACTTACGCAAGCTGATTTACAGGGTGGTGTAACTTGTATTTCTGAAATATCTAAGGCGTGTGAACAAGCAGTTGATATAATTGAAATACTCCCCAAATTTAGGTATCAACCCAATGATGCTCCGGATTTTATTATTTGGTGTTACATAAATTATTGTCGCAGGCTTAAAGGACTCCCATTGTGCGAATACAAAGATGTATATGCTTTTTATGATAAGATGAAAGATGATTATTTATCTCAGTATGGAGACCCTTATGGGATTTTTACAGATGATACTTCTGAAAAAAACAGACCTTCTGTTGAAACATTTATAAAATTGCCAAAGGATTATAAAAACGGTGATGACGAATGAATGAGCAGAGAATAAAAGAGTTTGAAAAAAAAAGTGATAGTATCTTTGGTAAAAATCTTCATAATTATTACAACTTTATAAGTTGGGCAAAATTCTATCCTGATTTACTTTTGGACTTAATGAAGCCCGAAACAGGCGGTATAAATCTACATTTAGACCAGCGAATTTTTTTGCGTTGTGATGTAAGATTTATGAGTATGTATGGGGTATTTTCTCGTGGTTATGGTAAAACATTTGATGAGGTTTTATCAATGGTTGTTGTAGCTATGCTTTTCCCTAACATTGAATTAGCATTGTCAGCACAGACAAAAGAGAACGCTGCTGATTTGCTTAAAGCAAAATGGAATGAAATATCAAAGTTATATCCTTTATTAAAGAATGAACTCCAAGATGCCCCTAAATTTTCTAAGGGTAATGCGTATATTGAATTTAAAAATGGTTCAACTATTGATGCTATTGCAAATGCTCAGTCTACTAAAGGACAACGACGTAGGCGTTTAAAGATAGAGGAATCAGCTTTATTGAATAATGTATTATTTCAAGATGCACTTGAACCTGTTGTTGAAGTTCCCAGACTTACAGTTGGAAAACTGGCAATCGTTGACCCTATGGAGTTAAATCAGCAAATTCATTTTTTCACAACAGCAGGATTTAGAGGTTCTGACGAATACCAACGTAGTATTACTATGATTGATGATATGGAAAATTTGAAGGGGAAAATTGTTCTTGGAAGTAACTGGCAACTTCCGTGTTGGTATGGAAGAGGCAGTAACAAAAGTAAAATACTTTCAAAAAAGAAAAATTCATCAGTTGTTGCTTTTGCACAAAACTATGAACAAGAATGGGTTGGTTGTTCTGATGGAGCATTAGTAAATATAAATAGGTTAATGAATTGTCGTACGCTTACGGAAGCAGTGATAGAATCAAAGAACGAAACAGATGAATATTATCTCGGAGTTGACGTAGCACGAAGTCAGAAAACATCAAATAACCAATCGTCTGTTGTTGTTGGTAAAGTGAGGAGAAGTGCTGATAAAAGTAGAATTATATCTATTGATGTTGTAAATATTATTAAAATTCCTAATATATTAAACTTCACAGCACAAGCAATTAAAGTAAAACAGATATTCAAAAAGTACAATGCCAAAGCTGTTGTTGTAGATGGTAATGGTCTTGGTGCAGGTTTAATTGATGAGTTGTTGAAGGAATCGTTTGACCCTATAACAGAAGAAAGCATAGGTTGTTGGGATACAATGAACGATGATAATACACCAGAGATACCTAATTCTCCAAAAGTATTATATAACCTCAAAGCACAAAGTTGTCAGAGTGAAATAGTAACAATTTTTATAGATATGGTAGATAGTGGGAAATTAAAGCTCCTTGAAAAACGTCAGGATTGTGATTTTGAAGATAGCGAATGGGATAAATTTGACGATAATGTCAGACCATTTATGGAAACTGATGCTTTTATAGAAGAGGCGGCTAATCTAAAAATGAAGCACCTTAATAATGGTGGAATTACTATTGATAAGGTTGTAAAAAAAATAGATAAAGATCGTGTATCGGCAATGATTTATATGTTATGGTATGTAAATAAATTTGCACAAGAAATAAATAGCTCTGATTATGATTATGCAACTTTTATAAATTAAACACTTAACTATAAAGATGAGAAAGGTGGTGAAGTTATGGGTGATATAGAAAAAAAGGAGCAATCTTATGAATTTAATTCTCAATGGAGCAATATAGTATATGCCAATATAAATTTTGATTTGTTTTCTAATTATGCACCAGAGCAAATTAAATCAATATTATCTAATCCGATAGTTAATAACAAACAAATTCGAGACTTAAGCAGAAAAGTATATAATACTAACCCCATTGTGTCAAATGCCGTTGACTATATAGTTTCTTTGCCTAGCCTTTCTCATATTCTTACATCAACTGGTAAGAGCAAGAAAAAGGTTAAGGATAATAAACAAAAAGTTGAAAATGTCCTTGACTATATTAATGATAAGGGAATAATACGAGATTTTTTATTTAGAGATTGTTTAGATGGTGCTTGTTATTATTATTTTGATATTCAGAGACAAGGGGTAGATAATACAAAATTTGTCTCTGACTATGAAATGACGGGGCTTATGGAACTGAATAATTTAGATGTTTCTGTGGCAATGATACCACTACCTGTTGATTATGTAAAAATAAGAGGTTACAAAAACAATCGACCTGTAATTGCGTTTGACCTTGATTATTTTAATCAATTTACAGAAGAAAAGAAAATAAATAAACTTAAATGTTATCCTTATGACATTCGTAACGGATATGAAAAGTGGAAGAACAATGAAACATCGGGCAGTTGGCTTGTGTTAGATAATAACAAAACAGTTGTTCATAAGATAAAAAGCGATAGACGTGAACCCTATGGCAGACCAATTACAATTTCTGCTCTTATAGATATTTTTTATAACGATTATTTAATCACTACAAAAAGAAGTGTATTAGGTGAAGTAAATAATAAAATAATTTATCAAACTTTGCCTGAAGGCGAAAAAGGAAGATGTAGTTTAACCAGAACGCAACAAGAAGAACAGCATAAGACGGTAAAAAGTGCGGTTGTGACAAAAAATAATCGTGGAGGAACATCGTTCTTTACTGTTGCTGCGGGGACAAAGATTGATTCTGTTGATACAAGCGTAGATATTCTAAACGAAGAGATTGAACCTAAACTTAATTCAAATATTGCTATGGGACTAGGTTTTGCGTTGGGTCTTCTTGACGGTGAAAGTGGCAACTATTCATCTCAGCAACTTAGTCTTGAGCTATTATTTAGTAAGGTTTATACTTGGGTTACAGAAATTGCAGCCGAATTATCCTATGTGATAAACAAAAATGTTGTAAGAGATAAAAATAATGAAATACAGATTTATTATCTTCCGACAAGTCTTGTTAATAGAGATAAATTTGTTGCTCTGAATAAAGAACTCTATATGTCTGGTAGTGGTAGTAAATCTACATGGATCACTTCTGTTGGTTGGGATTTGGACGCATATTTATCTCTTATGGATATGGAAAAATCAGAAAAATGGGACGATAAATACACACCCCATCCGACGTCTTATAATTCTTCGGGTGATGATAATTTAAGCGAAGAAGATAAGGGTGGTAGACCTAGCGTAGAAAATGCAACAAATGATAGTACATTAGCCACTCAGGGGAATAACACCAATGATCAACCTAAACCGAGTACAAGTTGATGGAAAGGTGGTGATTTATAATGAAACTTTTTGAAATTAACAATAAACAGGAAAAAAAGACAGGTTATAAGAGATTTAAACTTATTCTTGCTGAAATTTATGATAAATCCTGTATTGTTGATGAAACAGGTACAGAATACAACGACAATGGTATTACTTGGATAGATGAGTATGTTGAAAAAGTAAAAGACACTCTTATTGGTTCAAGTGTAACCGTTGAATTTGTAGATGATAGTAAAACGGATATTCTTGGTCATGGGGAGACAGGTCAGTATAAAGATGGTGTTCCATTGTTAAGCAATGCTACCACAATAGGTCACTTTGACAAAGCATATATTGATGAAATTGCTAATGAAAATAATGAAACAAAAAAGGTCTTTGTAGGCGAAGGCACATTAGATTATATGAGATATTCTGATTGTATTGACCTTTTATCTGAAAAGCTATCTAACAATGAAACAATTTATGGTAGTGTTGAAATAGTAAGAACCGAGCATAACCCAGCAATAGTTTATTTATACGGATATAAAGATTTCGGAAGAATACCTATTGAATTTGAATTTTCTGGATATGCTCTTCTTGGCTGTGGTATTCAGCCATCTGACCACACAGCTTCACTACTTGAATTGAATAATAAAAAAAATGATATTAAGGAGGAATCTATAACAATGGATGAAAAGACACTTGGTATGATTACAGCTTCCATTAAGGCTACTATTTCCGAGTGCAATAGTAAGACCGAGGAATTTGAGTCAAAAATTGCTGAACTTAATTCTGCTCTTGAAATTAAGGCAACAGAAGTTAATTCTTTAACAGAAAAGGTATCTGAACTTGAAGCGTCTCTTGCAACAGCAAAGAGTGAAGTAGAAGCAATTTCTGCTGAAAAGAATACACTTACGGATGAACTTAATGCTGTTAAGGTAGAACAGAAGAAGTCTGAACTTAATACTGCTCTGGCTGATTTTACCGATGAACAGAAGAAATATGCAAAAACTGAAATTGAAGCGTTTAATGCTGACCCTATCAAGTCTGAAATTAATTCTATTACGGCTAAGATTTATGAGGGTATTGGTAAGGCAACTATCGCTTCCGAGGCTGAAAAGGCAAAGGTCCTTGCAGAACAGAACTCTAAGAAGATTGACATTTTTGCTGACGTAGATGATACTTCTACTAATAACAATGATGGTGGTTCTATTTATTAATTTAGAAAGGTGGATTTTATAAATGATTAAGGTATATGAAATTTCTCAGATTGAGAAGACTGGTATCGGTGATGGTACAGTTAAGGCTGCTGCTGGTGGTACAAAGAATTTCTTCCTTGGCACTGTTGCTGATGGTGTAGTAGTTCCTGCTCCTGCTACGGGTCTTGGTATTAAGCTTATTGCAAATTATGGTAAGGGTGACGATGCTTATAAGGATTTTGTTACTCCTGCTGGTGAACTTGTTACAGCTTGGGATGTATCTGCTTGGAAGGGTAAGTACCTTCAGGTTTCTCCTGATAGTATTACATACGGTTCTTCCGAGACTTATGCTTCTATTACTGCTGGCACAACTCTTATGAATGCTGGTGCTGACGGCAATTTTCATATTATGACTTCTGATTCAGGTATTTCTGATGGTGGAGTATATTTTAAGGTTGTAAAGAAGATTGACTTTGACGGTAATGGTGTTCTGGTTGAAGTTATTGTGAAGTAAATTAACAAGAAAGGACGAAAAATAATTATGGCTATGACTTTTGAAATGAATAATGTAAGACGAGATTCTGATATTACTCTTACAAATGAAATTAAGCATTCTTCCCCTATCGTAGAGATTTTCTCTGCGCTTACTGATGGTAAGGATACGTCTAAGTACGGTAAGAAGACAGATGCAGTTGTAAATAAAATTAAGGAACTGGGCGAGGGTATTGCTAATGGCGATGCGAAGTCTCTTGCTGAGCTTAATACTATCAGAAAGTATTCTGTTGAACCTTTCCTTACTGCCGAGATACAGAACCTGAGTATTTTTGGCGACTTTGAATCTCTGGGCTATGATGAGTCTATCGAGATAGATTCTTGGAAGCTTATTGGCGATAAGTCTCGTGAACAGGCTCTTAATGCTGATGTAATTTTCCCTGCTATTAAGGCTGAGAAGTACACCATTGGTACAAAGACCATTTCTGGCGGTTGGGCTACTGATTATCGTAGACTTATGCTTGGTGATATGTCTAAGGAGAATGAAGGTAAGAATCAGGTTAGAATTGACATTATCAATAAGATGAAGAAGGAAATTGTAACTAACGCTTATAATGCTGTTAAGAATGCAACTCCTGTAAAGTATTTCTTTGAGGGTGCGGGTCTTACTAAGATTGGTGTCGACGATGTTCTCAAGAAGGTAAGAAGACTTGGCACTGGCGCAACTGTTATTGGTGATTATGCGCTTCTTCAGCAGTTTACTCCTTGGGCTGGTTTTAATTCTGAGGTTGCCTATAATGGTAGCAGATACGGCTATATTCAGGGCATTTCTGCTGATGACCTTAGAGACATTCGCACAAAGGGTATTCTTGGCGTTTATAACGGTGCAATTCTTGCAGAGATGACTAATCCTTATGATTATTCTAACCTCAATGCTACTGGTGACAACTTTAGCACCATGCTTGATGCAGGTCTTGCTATTGTTGTTCCTACTGGTGGGCAGTTTGGCTCTCCCATTAAGTCTTGGACAAGAGGTGGTTTGACTACATTTAGCGGTAATGATGTTACCACTGGTCATGTTCTGTCTAGATTTGATGTAGAGTTTGCTACTACGGTAGTTCGTGGCAGAGAATTCCAGCTCGGTATGCTTTCTGACACAAATCTTTAATTTTAATTAAGTGGTAATGATTATGGGTTACTGATTTAGTAACCCATAATTAAAGCACATGAAAGGATATATTGACAATATGGCTAAAAGAGAGAACACAATAAAGATTATTGAAAATACAATTCCTGAAGATGATACAGTTATTGAAACTACAAACGATGCTATTACAGATGAAAATGTATCTGATGTTCAAGAAGAAATCAAACCATTAAACATGGAAGAAAAGATAACACTTAAAAATCTTGCTAACTGGATGGTTGGGTTTAATAAACTTGAAACCAATGGAGAGGTAAATATCAAAGCGGGTGGTTCGATAAGATTATCTCGTGCAGAAGTAATTTCACAGTTTGAAAATGGAAATAAACTTCTTCGTGGTAATGGAAACGGCGACCATGCAACTATTTTTATAGATGATAAACTCACAAGGGATTATCTTGATATTACATCTGAACTTATTGATAAGAATAAGGTTGAAAAGATTTTTGCGATTAAAGAACTTGACGACTTTAAGAAGGAAGTTACTAGAACTTTTACTACACAGGCAGAAAAGGTTCTTCTGATTAAACTCATTAGAGAATGTGGTTTTAATGACTTTAATAAAATCAGAGAATGTGAAGCCGTTTGTGGTATGACTGTATAAAAGAAAGGATGTGGTGAGAATAGCAAGCACTACATATATAGATGTGGTTAATGTTTTTGAAGCCACATTTCAAGAAAAATCTCAACTTAATTCAGACCTTGTATTTCAATGGTTTAGTATGGCAGTAGAAGAATTTTCAAGGGAAATAGAACCTCTTGTATTTGATAAAGATACTGATTCATTTTTGTATTATGATAAAAATGAAAATCTTATTCCGCTTCCTTATTTATACATACAAATACTTGGTTATACAATAAAGCGTTATTATTGTGAACGTCAGTATGACCGGATCATAAAACGGACTAATATTATTGGCAAGGATTTAACTCTCAATAATACAAGTGCTGATAAGGCACACGCAAAAGAAGAATTGGATTATGTTGATACAAAAATAGCAGAATTTTATGATAAATTACTACCTACAGCCTATAATTGAGGTGAGTTTATGAGTACAGAATGGTATTTAATTAATTCGCCACATTATACCGAGGGAACAGAAAAAAATGATTTCCGATTTAACGCTGATTTAGGTATAGATGATTTTTTGATAGATTCGCCCTTATCAAATAAAATTCTTCTTTGTAAAGGGAAGTTTGATAAAGGAACAAATTCGTTTGAAGAAGAATTTGAAATCGATGGTATTATACAAGGCAATTCTCCTGAAACTCAAACGAAAGGTTGGCAACGCCAATTATTAACTCGTTTAAAAACAATTTCGGATTACAAATATGTTAAAGTATATGACAAAGATTATGATAGATGGAATATTTGGCTCATAATGACTATGCCTACTAATAACAAGATGTATGAAAAAGTAGTTTTGTATTTATGTAATTATATTGCTAAATGGCAAGATGATGATGGTAATATAATTTATCAGCCATTCCACGTTGAAAATGCTTCGCAATATAATACCGGAGAAGAGGGAAATAAAATTCTTACATTGGGCTATAATCAGCTTTTGGTATATACATCTTTAGATAATGAGACAATTTATCTTGACCGTACCAAACGAATGTTTATTGATTATAATAACGTAAATCCGATACCGTATAGAATTACAAGAATTGATACTGTTAGTGAATCTTATGCTGAAAGTCGAGTATTATGTTTGATATTTAGCGAGGATGTTTATAATCCCGATACAGATAATATTGAAGAATGGCTTTGTGATTATATTGAACCTGTTTCACCAAATAATATTGAAATTACTTATGTAGGTAATCCCAGTATCAGAGTGGGTGGTTCTTATAAAACATTTACTGCAAATACACTAACACCTGTTACATGGAATATTGTTGCTACACCTGATGTACAGAGTTGTATTACTTTAACTCTGGTAACTAGTGACAATAAATGCAAGATAAAATGTTCTCAAAATGAGAATGCTATTGGTAAAAGTTTTGTTCTTAAATGTGATGATGGGGCGGGAAACACAGGCGAAATAACAGTTAATATTGTAGGAGGTGTATGATGGGAAAGAATGATAATTTAATAGAGGATTATCGAAATCTTGTAACGAATACTTTGCTTACTAATCCTACTATTGTAGAAGTCCTTAGTGATGGCAAATATAGTTTGGAAGAAGCAGATGAGTTAATGTGGACACATATTTTCCCTAATCAGTATATACCTGATACAATAACTGAAACAGGGTCGTTTATTTTGTATGATTTATCTGATGCTGTTATATCGCGAGTTAATAAAACTTATATAGAGGTAACTTTATATTTTTGGGTATTAACTCATTATAAAATGCCAAAATACAATAATAAATTACGAAACGATATTCTTGTAAGAGAATTGAGAAAAGATTTCGGTGAAAAAGATTGTTTTGGTATCGCCAAGGCTCATTATGTTTCTAACAGTATATTTAATTCGGGGACTAATAAATATACTGGCAGGCTGATTACGTTTCGTGTAACGGATTGGTCGGATAGAATAAGATATAAGGATTAAATAATGGCGAAATTTAATCTTCTTAATAAAAAACAGTATAAATTCAATGATTTGATAACTGTAAATATTCCAATGGTTGGCGATGTTTGGGGTGAAGACAGAGATATTGCTATTGAAAAAGGATATCTTCAAACGGCTTCGTTATTTATTCAAACACCTACTGATTTAATGTTGGAATTAAAAGAGATTGGAATTTACTGGACAGATGTTACAGAATATGAAGTATTTGTGATGTTTTTGCTATCGTTATTGTCTGAAATACAGCAAGGTAAAGAAAGTGGTAAAATTATTCACCGTTGGAAATTAGTATTTCCCACACTTGATTGTTCTGACATATGGGCAAAAAGCAATGATGATAATAAGAATGTAATATTTGTAAATAGTAAAGACCAAATAATTTTTAATAAAGCTATTTATGAACAGTTATCAGATTTATTGTGCTGTATTTTACATGCTGAAAAAAATCGTGAATATAGAAAAGTTCCTGAAAAAGAAACACGAGATTATATTTTGGACAGGGCTAAGAAAAAGCGTGAACGTGAGAAGGCTCGACTCCAAAATAAACAAGATAGTAAATCGTCATCTGCTTTAGATGGCGTTATTTTATTTCTTGTTAATAACTGTAATTTCAAATATAATTTTGAAACGGTTAAAAATATCACTTTATATGATTTATATGCTTCATACAAGCAGATAAATAAAAACGCTGAAATCGACAATATCATGTCCGGATATTATTTCGGTACAGTTGATTTGAAGAAAATAGGCGATAGTAAATTACAAAGAATTATTATATGAAAGGATTGAATAATTATGGCTAATGCTGCGATTGCAATGCTTGAGGGCTGGACGATTACGTCCGTAGAGACTATTGAGAATTATTCTCGTACTGATGATACCTGCCTTAATATTCTTGATGAGATTAAGAATATTACTCTTTCTAACTCCGAGGATAGTGCTGATGTAACTGGTAAGAACGATACTGTGCTGTTTACTATTAAGAAGAATAAGGCTGTTGAGGGTTCTGGTTCTTCCGGTTATATTTCTGGCTCTCTGCTTTCTCTCCAAACTGGTTCTGACCCTGTATCTGGTAAGATTAAGTTCAGAAAGAGAGAGGTTATTTCTTTTGAGGACAACGCTACTGAAGTAGTTACTGCTGAAACCGCTGTTGGTACTGCTGGCTCTGAACTTCTGAATGTACTTATTACTATTGATGGTACGACTACTAAGTATGAGCAGGCTTCTTCTGAGGATGCTTCTCATGTGGCTTATACTTCCGGTACTAAGAAGATTACGCTCCCTACTGGCATTACTAATGCAGGTACTATCGAAGTAGTTTATGAATATGAGAAGGACGGTGCTTCCGTAGGCAACTCTGCTGATACATATGGTAAGACCACTCATACCTTTATTAATTGCCTTGGCAAGAACACCTGTGATGAGACTTACTTCATTCAGATTGAAATTTATCGTTGTGACTGGAATGCTAACTTTGATTTTGATATGGGTGGCGATGGTGTTGAGCATCCTTTCCAGTTCAAGAGCCTTGTTGACAAGTGTGGAGTGGGAAACTCCAAGTTCTGGGACTTCAAGGTTTACAAGACTGCTTAATAAAGGAATAAATAAGTATGGAAATAATCAGGCATTGTTTGGTCTGTGGAAAGGAATTTAAGGCTTGCAATACCTGCCAGCAAAATATACCCGAAACCTTACAATGGCGTAGGGTAGTTTGCTGTCCAGCTCATTTTGCTTATCATATACCTATTATTATGTATCATAATGGCGAGTATAATAAAGATAAAGCCAGAACAGAATTACAGAATGCAATAGATGCTTATGGTAATATTGAATATTGTGATAATGTTAAGGCTATTGTTGATGAGATATTTGCTGATGATATAAAACTTGAATCTGAAACTGATGTAGACAACATTAAAATTTCAGAAACTAATATTGTCAATGATAATGTAAATGAGATTGTTCAAGACAAGCTTAATCCAAAGACCAAAAAGAATAGAACAAAGTTTATAAAAGAATAAAATTATAGGGAGATGACCATTAAGGCAACCGTCAAATGTGGTTGTCTCCCTATTTTTTATAATTTGATAAAGGATAGTTAAATGAAGAAATCAAAATATAATGTTGATTTATCTGAAAAGGGAAAGAAAAAACGTACATATAAAGGTATAACTTTTGATAGTGAAACGGAAATGAAATTCCTTATTGAATGGATTGAGCCTAAAATTGATATAGGCGAAATCGTTTCATATGAAATGCAAGTTCCTTATATTTTGCAAGAAGGGTTTGTGAATTTTGAAGGTAAAAAGATATTACCTATAAAATATGTAGCTGATTATGTTATTTCTTTCGCAGATAATAGACAGATTGTTGTAGATGTCAAGGGATTACCCGATACAACTGCAAAATTGAAGAGAAAATTATTTGAATATAAGTTTAGAGATATCCCATTTTATTGGTATTGTCGCAGTATTAAATATGGCAATGGAAATGGTGATAATTGGATTACATACGATGAACTTGAAAAGAGACGTAAGTCAGATAAGAAACAAAATAAAGTTTGAAAGGAAAAAGAATATGAGAGATACTATTGAACTGATTGAGATGAGTAAGTTAGTAAATACCGTTGTTGGCAGTGTGTTTTTTACTAATGAAAATACGAATGAGATAGAATATAAACCTGAATATACTCCTGTAGTTTCGGCTTTTTATAAGATAAAGTATTACTGTCCTGATGAACTTCCTAATGATGATATTCAGAATTTTTATGTTGATTGGATTAATGGATATTATACAGATTCTCTTAATAAAATCAACCCTCGTCAGAATGTTATGATTGATAATGCTGTTTCTGAAAAGATTGAATATGTCAAGAAACAGGTCGGTAATCCTCTTAATAATGCTCTTGCAAGTCTCGTCAATATTGTTCAGGATGCCATTGACAGATTTTCTACATCTTTTGGCGAGTTTAATGCAGATGATATGAAGAAAGTTATGGTACAGGCTACGGATTTTGCAAAGAATATGGATAAGAACTCAAAGAGTATCGTCAAGGCGGTGACTGAAAATGTTGTCGAAAAGACTGAAAACGATGATAACGGAACCAAGGTTAAGACTGTATCAACTAAGAAGAAGTCTAATAAGACAAATACATCGAATAAGAGCAAAGCTGTTGCAATGTTTGCAAATAATGATATTGGGGGAGATAGTGCCGATGGAAAGCAGTAAGTTTACTATGATACTCCCTATGCCTTTATCCGGTAGGGTGGTTAATAAAATCGTATCAGAAACAAATGCACTCAAAAGTATGGTTTATCTTGATTTAGGTAATCGTACAGTAGATATGAAATCTATTCTTGGAATATTAAGTGCAGATTGCAAGATGGGAATGGAAATCACTGTAATTTGTCTTGCTCATGATAAGAGTGTTGCAGAAAATGATTGTAAAGTAATGGAGAGATTATTAAAGTTGGGTGAATAAAATGAGTATTGCTTCACAGCTTGCAAAAATGGATTTCAATAAGTTGAAAATGGGAAATGGGAAAACGTTATCTAAAATTCTTTATGAAGAAGCGCAGAGACTTCGAGATTGTATTCAAAAAAGAATAGATGATTATAGAGAGAGTTATGCCCCTAAAATATATAACCGTACAGATATGTTACCGAAGTCATTATCAGTAGATGATATAGCACATATTTATGTTGAGGGTAATAAAATATGTATAAATCTTTTCTTTGAAAATGATAAAGTTATCCGTGAATCGGGCTTTGGTATTTGGAAAAATGAAAGTCAAGCTGATGAAGTGAATGTGGCATACCTTTTGAACTATGGATATGAGGTAAAAAAAGACGTATGGTTCAAAAATATTGAAAACTTCGGATATAGGGAAGGATACAATTTCGTTGAAAATGGCATTGACGACTTTTTGCAAACAACCAAATTATCTATTATTGTGGGTAAAAAATTCCCTAAGATGTAATATTTAATTTATAAAATGACGAGGTGAAAAATATGGCGAATGACGATATGTTTTTATTATCTGCCAAATTAGATATATCTAAAAGTGTTCAAAAAATAAATGAGGATATTAAAAATATCCAAAAACAATTAAACTCTGTTGAATTATTGGGTAAGTTATCAGATGGTGTTGTAAATAACATACAAAATCGGTTAAAAGAAATAACACAGAAACAGTACGATATAAATATTGGAGTTAGTAATGCGGGGACACAGTCACAGTTAAATCAAGTCAATCAGATTGTTACTACCCAGATTAATGAAATTAATAAAAAAGCAGTAGTTGCTCCAAAAATAGATATTTCTCCTGTTCAGCAATTGGAAAATGCCATTGAACAAGCTAAGAAAAAATATTTAGAATTTTCTGGCAAGGATAACATTGGGCGTATTTTAGCTCATGACTTTGATTTAGTAAAAGAAAAATTATCTGGGTTGCCAGAATATATTACCATATTTCAAAATGCAATTAATGGAGTGTCTACTGAACAAGGAATACAAGGGTTAGTAAAATATTTCAGGAATGTTAAAACTGAAGGATTGCAGGTTTCTGATGTTGTTAATAATATAACTAATATATTAAGAAATCAAGAAACTTCTGTGTCAGCCTTGATTCAAAAAAATAAAGTTTTAAGCGATGAAGAAAAACAAGTTGTTCAATGGTTACAAGAATATGCTAAATATAGCGAAAGTTTCGGATTTTCTAAAGACTCTTACATTGGTACTCAAATAATACAAATAAAAGCTTGGTTACAAGATAATATTGTTCACACTGACAAATGGACAGTTTCTATGCAAAATGCATACGAGCAATTAGAACAGATAATTACTGGCATGAATATGCTTTATGGGAATAATCAAATAAATGGTCAAGCGTGGTTGTCATATAGCAGTACTCTTGGTTTAGATAAACTTGATTATTCTCCTAAAGCATTAAAACAAATAATCAAAGATTCTAATGAAGCAGAACAAACTATTAATAAACTTAGTGGTGTTATTAGAAGAGTTCTTGGAGATGAGGCTTATAGCCAATATAATAATGGAACATTTAGAGCGACTTATGAAGATTTACAGAAAATTATTACTTATAGTCCTGAATTAACAAATATGCTTCAACCATATATAGACCAATTAAGTAATTCAAAAGGCAAAATGGAAGAACTAAAAACTTCTATTGAACAAACAATTTCTACGCTCACTAAACCTGTTGACTCTCAATCTATCATTTCGTCTGAGGTTGATAAAACTACTCAATCTATAAAAAATGAGTCTGTTGCTATTCAAGAAACTGCTACCCAGATGAGTAATTTGGGAAATACTTCTGAAAATGCTATGTCTAAGGTATCTTCTTCAAGTCAAAATGCTGAACAAGCGGTAGCTAAAGTAACTTCTGTAACCAAGCAAGCTACTTCTGATTTAAAAGATATTTCTCAGATTGATTTGGAAAATCTTAAAGCAATGTCAAATGCTTTTATGAAGGCGTTTGACATAAAGTCATTAACGTCTGAAACTAAAACTGAGCTTCAATCTTTGATGAGAGAATTCCAAGTTGCAACTCAAAAACAAGATTTTTCTGCGATAGCTAAGGCTCAACAAGCGTTACAACAATTTGCTCAAGATTATGGGAAACAATTTAAAAATCAAGAAACGATAACAGCGTTTAATAATTTTAAAGCATTATATCATGATATTGCTAATGCAATTGGTGAATGCGATGTAGCTACTAGGCAATATTTAGGAACAAATAAACAATTCAAGCAAATATTTGGGGATACTTGGAATAATTTAAGAAATAAAGATGTTGTTGGTGTCCCTGATGATAGTGCATTATGGAAATTAGGTAGTACTCTTGATGATATACTTATAAATTATAGGCAACAGATTTTAAATTTTCTGTCCGAAATTAATAAATCTTTTACTACCATTTCTCAACTTGACCAACTTGATATTAACAAATTATTTTCTAGCATAGCTAATATTTCTGGTTCATCTGGCTTAGTAAATACGGCGCAGCAAATTCAGAATATTATTTCGGGATTTACAAATTTAGATGGTAAACTCCAAATAACGCAAGACTTATTTAACCAATTTACTGCCAACGGAGCTAATACAAGTTCTTTGGATAGTACGCTTGAAAAAAGTGGTTCAAGTTATACAGTCGTTGATAACAACGCCCAAAATGCTATCGGTACAATGGCACAATTTAGTAGTGTCTATAATGAGGTTGCCAATGTTCAAAAGGCATATGCTGAAAATATAAAGCAATCTATTGATGTTGAAAATCAGAATACAACTGTCACTAAAAATTCTACTGAATTAGCTCAAAAGAAGTTAAGAGCCATTGAAGAAGTCACCAAGGCACAAGAAAAACAAAATAAGGTTTTAAAATCTTCAAGTAATTTTAGAGATTATATTGATTCATCTTTGATGACATTCAGCGGGAGTGAAAATGGTATTAATGAAGCAATTCAAGCTTTTAAGAAGTTTGGAGAAGTATCATCTTCATCAATAAAATACCCGACTATGAATGCAAGAGGTGGGTCTTCTGATCTTATAAAGTATTTTACTATTGAGGTTAAGTCTGCAACTGGTGAATTACAGAAGTTTGCATATACTTGGAAAAATATTGGCGATGAAGATAATCCTAATTTTGTATATATGCTTTCCAATGTTAGGGAAGCCGATGCGGGTATCCAAAAATTAATTGCTTCTCAGCAAAAATATAATGATAAAATTAAGGCTCTGCAAACATCGTTCACATCTGATTTACAAAAAATACGTTCTTCTTGGGAGGATGTAAATGGTGGCAAATCTGTAAAGTCTGATGAAAATATTAATAATCTTAATCAGCAGTATATAAAAGTAGAGCAATCAATAGAGGCGTTAAAAAATGCTGATGAAGTCACAATGGCTTCAATGAAAGCAAATGTAGTAACTCAAATTGATAAACTTAATCAGATGGTTACTCAGTACCATAATGCTGAAAAGGTTGCTACTCAACTCCGAGCAAAAGGTTTTGAAACTGTTAAGATTGATACGGGAAATAATATTGATAAATTTATAAATAGTATCAATAATTCTAAAGTCCCGGTTCAAGCAATGAAAACAGAGATTGATAATCTTACTTCTTCTTTTTCTAATCTTAATAATATTGAAGACCAAGCAGGGAAATCTTCGGCATTAACTAGTATTCTTAATATATTAGACAATGCTAAGACGAAATTCCAAGCATTGCAAGAGTTATTCAAGGGTTCTGGAAATGCTAATTGGCTTTCGATAAATTCTGAACAAATAAACAAGATTGATGATATGGCAACTAAAACTGCTATATATAAGAATTATCTTAGTAATATTGCAAATGAATGGAAAGGGCAACAATTATTAGTTGGTAATGTTGCTAAAGAAATGGCATCTTTGCAACGTGGTATTACAAGTATTAAAAATCCTGCTATCTTAGATAAATATGTGGTGAGGATTCAAGAACTTGTGACGAATTATCAAAGGCTAAAGATAAATCTTGATAGCCAAGTTGAAAGCCAGAATAAGATTTATCAGATACAAACTCAGATTTCTAAACTTAGTTCTACTGATGTAAGCAATAAGGCTTATTTAGAGCAAAAGTTACATGATGAAGAAAAAACTTTGCAAAATCTTCAAATGCAAAGTGGAACTTTGAAAAATATTGTTTCTCTTAAAGAACAAGAAGCCTATGTTACACAACAGGTGAAAAAAGCAAGAGAAGATGCTACTATTGCTCAAAATCATCAAGCCGATACTCAAATGGCTAAAAACATTAAGCAAGTTAGTGATTATGCTACAGCCATTGAAAAATCAATTGTCAATCTGAATAGATTGAAAAACAGTAAGATTTTTGCTGATAATTCTAATAAATCTAGTGTTCAGGCTCAGATTGCACAGATAGACCAGTTTGTTACTAAACTTACTCAAATGCGAGAAACTGTTGGTACAATGGCTACTGTTGGTAATACAACTGGCAAGGTTGGCACTACTGCTTTTGCTACCTTGGTCAATGATATGACTAATCTTAATAGTCAGATTAAAACGGCTGAAACTTCTGCCAAGGATTTACAAACTCAATTAAAACAGACTAATGGTGTTGATGTTCAGAAAGGTAAGATAAAAGTTCTTGTTGCTCAACTTGAAGCTTTTGCTGTGGCTAATGGTAAAGCAATGAAATCTAATAAGACTCTTACATCTGGCATGACTGTTTCACAAGAATGGAATGCTATGATGAGTAAGTTAAAATCTGGGGCTGATAATGGTGATATTCAGAAGATTACTTCTCAATTTAAGGCTATGAGGTCTGAGGTCAAGGCTTTAGGACTTGAAGGTGGAACAGTATTTCAGAAACTTTGGGCAGATGCCCAGAAGTTTGCTAGATGGATGGGTTTGACAATGGTAACAGCCTCTATTGCAAGAGAAATCAGAGGCATGTTTAAAACTGTTGCTGAACTTGACACTGAGTTGATTGATTTAAGAAAGACTTTCAAGGGTACTAGTGAAGATTTAGAGGATTTTTATTATTCTGCTAATGATGTTGCTAAACAGTTAGGTGTTACTACTAAGGAAGTAATTTCTCAGGCGTCCAGTTGGTCTAGATTGGGTTTCTCGACAAAAGAAGCTGCAACAGAAATGTCTAAACTTTCATCAATGTTTGCAAGCATTTCTCCGGGCATGGACGTTGATACGGCGACAACTGGACTTGTAAGTGTTATGAAGGCATTTAAAATTGATGTTGATGACGTTAAAGAAGGAATAATGTCACCAATTAATGAGATAGGCAACCGTTTTGCAACGGACAATAATGATATCATATCTGGCTTGTCTCGTTCTTCGGCGGCAATGGCAGCAATGAACTCAACTCTATCTGAAACTATTGCGTTGTTTACAGCAGGTCAGGAAGTTTTACAAGATAGTGAAAAAATGGGTAACGCTTTAAAGAGCGTTGCTATGAGGGTAAGAGGGTATGACGAAAGCACCGAAGAATTATCTGATGATCTTGTAGACATTACAGGTAAAGTAATTGATTTGACTAAGGCTGCAAGCAATGATTATAAAGGTGTATCGTTATTTACAGATGAAACACAGGAACATTATAAATCAATTTATGACTACCTTGTTCAGATTGCTGACGTATATGATGAGTTAAGCGAAAAAAATCAGCAAGAACTTCTTGAAAAACTTTTTGGCAAATATCAAGCTCAGGCTGGTGCAGCAATACTTAGCAACATTCAAGCAGCGAAAGATGTTATGAATGTTATCGAAAATGAATCTGCTGGTTCTGCTGACCGTGAGATGGGAGTAATCAAAGATTCCGTTGATTACGCTAAAAATGAATTGACAGAAACCCTTACTGGTATAGCACAGTCTTCTATCACTCGTGATTTTGAGAAAACTATTCTTCAAAGTTTAACTAGAGTTTTAGATGTTTTGGGCGACGCTTCATCACCGTTGAATGGAGTATTAACAACTGTATCTAGTATTTTTGAAGTAGTATCTAAACTTGTTGAGAAAATAGGATTAATACCTACTATTATAGCAGGAATATCAGCAAAAAAACTTTTCCAAAATATTGGGGCATTTAGTATAAAGAGTTGGGTAACTGATTTAAAACAAGCTACAATGGCGGCTGAGTCTTTTAAAACTATTACAATGTCATTTAAGGGAACTGGTATAAGTGCGGTACTTGATGATGTTACTATTGCAAAATATGCAGCATCAATTAATGGGCTGACCTTAGAACAGGCAAAATTAGCGTTATCCACAACTCAACTTTCTGCTTCGGAGAAAGAACTTATTCTTACAAAAGCGGGGCTTATTACTTCGTCAGAAGCATTGACAGCGCAAGAAACTGTTTCTTTGGTTCAGCAGGAATTATGCAATAAAGCAGATGCAAAATCAATTCTTTTATCAGCAGGACTAGTTACCCAAAAACAACTTGAAGAAAACGCAACGATAAGACTTACCGCAGAACAAATTAATGAAGCTATGTCAAAAGGCTTTTTATCTGCCGAAAACGCCAAGTTGATATCAACCGCATTAGGTGTGCAGGGTGCTAATTATGGTGAAGCCGTATCGTTCCAAGTATTAACCAAAGCAATTGGCGGTACAGTCAAAGCTATTGGAAAATTTTTAATTAGTAATCCTGTTGGATGGTTCATTTTATTAGCAGGAGCAATTGCCACCACTGTAGCAATTACAGATGCTTTAACTGTTTCATTTGAAGAGTCAAAAGAAGAACTTGAAAATATTAAGTCTGAATGTAAAAAAACGGAAGATGAATTAAAATCATTAAATGATGAATTGCAGACGACTGTTGAGAAGATAAATGAATTAAAAGGGAAGGATTCTCTTACTTTTACTGAAAAAGAAGAATATGATAATCTTGTAAACACTAATAATGAATTACAAAGAAAGATTGATTTACTTGAACTTGAACAAAGAATTAATAATCAAAAGAAAAATAAAACTTTTGTTCAAACTATGGTAAAAGATACCGAAGATCCTTTTGAACATGAAGTTAATCCTGACGGCAAAAAGCCTGTAAGCCAATATTCAATTAGTGATGAATATTTAACTAATGAAACTGGGTATATAAAAGCACAGTTTGAAATTAGGAAAAATCTTCTTGATGATTTATCAAGTGCCGAAACAGACGAAGAAAGAGAACGTATTCAAAAGCGTTTAGACGACATTGAGGAGTACTTAACATCTAAGAATGATGAGTGGTCTGAAATAGCAAATGATATTTCTTATATAAGAGAGCCTACAACTGAAGATGATAAAGCTGTAAATGAATGGCTTGATTATATAAATGATTTTCAGGATAAATATGCAATTGCATTAGGTGGTACTAATGCCAAAGCAAACGCTTTTAATCGTGTCGTTGATAATTGGCAATTTAATGATGTTGTTCAAGATTTACAAGATTTAGGAAAGCAAGGCAAAGTTACGGCTAAAATGCTTGATGATTCTAAATATGATAAGTTTATAGATAAACTTGTTGAAATAGGAGTTGTAGATAGTGCAGATAATCTTGATTTAATTGCCCTTGCATTTAATGGTATGTCTGATGTCTTGGATGGTACAGTTACACCCACCAATAATGCTGTAACTGAAGTAACCTCTCTCAATGAGGCATTAACCAAACTTCAAGAACTGCTCAAAGATATTATTAGTGGTTCTAACACATACCAGTCCGCAATGCAAAAAATAACTGCTGGTACAGGATTGACTGCTAAAGAGGTTAATGAACTTCTTGAATTAGACCCGTCTTTGTTTGATAAGTTTGTTAAACAGAAAGATGGGACTTGGACTATTGATTTAGAAGCTCTCAGGCTAAGCTATGATACCATCATTGTTGATGGTGGTAAAGATGCTATTGCTGAAGAGAAGAAATCGTATCAGGAACAATTTAATGCTGTTTCTAAAGAGATTGAAAATCTTTATGTTCAACGTGCTGAAAAACTTAAACATATCAATGGTAAAGCAGATTTAGATGAATTAAACGCCCTTGACAAGCAAATTGAAGAAAGAAAGAAAGCACTCCAAGGAGCGCAAGATGATTTGAATGTTGCTTCTTTCCAAGAATCTTTACTCAATTATTCTGATGCTGATAGAATAAGAGATTCTTTTGATGAAGTCACAAAACAAGTTGATAGCTATAATGATAGTATTTCAACGTTAAAGAAAGCACAAGAAACTCTTAACGAAGGCAATTCTCTTTCTTATGATGATATGACTAAATTAATAATGTTATATCCTCAATTAAAAAATAGCGTTATTGAAACTTCTGATGGTTATACTTTTGAACAGTCTGCTCTTGAAAGTGTAAGCAAACAAGCGTATCAGACTAGAGATGATTATATTGATAGTCAGATTGATATGACGAAATCTGCAATTGAACAAGCCAAGCTTCGTATGGAAGAATATGCCCATGAAATTTCACTGATATCTTCGGCTTATGCTTATAAACATGCTGTCGAAACGGGTTTGTTCAAAGATTATGCATCTGTAAAAGATAGCATAACCGCTATGGAAGAACTTATAAATATTCTTAATGGTTATAAGAATAATGTAAAAGAACCCAATAGTAGTTCTTCTAAATCAGCAGATAAATCAATTTCCGATGCTCTTCAAAATCAGATAGATTATTATACAACTCTTTTAGATGCTATTGAGGCGGTAACTGATAAACAGATAGACGCTCTTGAAAAAGAAAAAAATGCTATTGATAGTAAAATAGACGCTCTCAATGATGAAAAAGACGCTCTCAAAGGAAAAAATGACGAGCAACAGAGAGAACTTGACCTGATTGAAGCCCAGAATAATCTTGAAAAAGCAAAGAAACAGAAAGTTTTTGTTTATAAAGAGGGCGAGGGACTTGTACAGATCCAGGATGAAAAAGCTGTTAAGGACGCTCAAAAGGAACTTGATGATGTTAAAAGAGAAATAAAAGAAACTGATATTGATAAACAAATCGAGGTTTATGAAAAGCAACAAGAAGCTATTGATAAACAAATTGATAGTGCTAATGCTTATAAAGATACTTTCTCTGACATGGAAAGCAATGCCAAAGACCAGTTAGCTATTGAACAGGCTAAAAAGGCACTGGGTGTTGATGAGAATGGGCTTCTTCATATTGATGAAAATACAGCAAAAAATATTCGTAATGGTTTGGCAGAAGACATTTATAATAAAGATGTTAATGACAACAAGGACAATGATAAATATGTAACTGTAAGTCTTGCTGATTATTTAAGTGGTTTGGGCGCTACTGTTACACCACAACAGTTCCAAGCTATTGCTAATACTGCCACTGGGAATACTCCGATAACTGCTCCTGTTACAAATAGTACAGTTAATAACGCACAAAGTATTGTTAATAATAAGTCTATAACATTGAATAACACGTTTAATGTTTATGATTCAAAGGATAGCAATACTGTTATTGAGCAGATTAAGAGTTATATGAATAAGACACTTCGGACAGCAATCAATAGTATTAAATAATTGCTTTATAATTTATATCAGCTCATCTGAAATATGGTGGGCTGATTTTATATAAACAGAAACAAAAAATGAAAGGAGGAATAAATAATGTTATGTTCACCCACAAATGCTTATCCTAATAATAATTGTATAGACGGTTCTAATTTTAGTATGAAAATTACTTTTAATGGTGACTTTTGTATGGGAGCTGATTTTTATGTGTATGATTATCAGACTGGTGATAGAGTAGGAAATATTTATTATGAACGTGGTAAAAGCACTGATGGGTTTAGAAATGGCGAAGAAATAGATATTGTAAATACAAGTGATATTCCTCAAAATACCGAATATCTTTGGAGAGCAAAATTTTATGAGCCTGTTGATATAGATAATGGTTATTATCCAGATGTATACTCATCTAAAGGTAAAATACAAAAAAATCCGTTAACAAAAGTTACAGTACAATCAACTGATGAAGATATAACAAATAATATTTATATTCCTATCGAAAAAGGATTAGATATTAATTTACCTTGCTATTGTTATTGGAGTGGGAATGGTAGGAAAACTGTTGTAGGTTATAACAAGAGTAAGGGAATACTTAAATTATCTGAGGCATTTGATGATAAAAATGCTATCCCTGTTAGTACAGAACTTTATCTTAGTACTGTTAAAGTTGTAAATATGGACACTGTATTATCAGAAACAGGGTTAATTCCTATTGAACAAGGACTTAATCTTGATACTGGCAAACATAGAAAAACCAGAGCAGATAGTGATACAATCCCTAATACATATATTAAAGTTAATGGTAGTTATTATGGTATTACAAAATACTATAATAAAACTGGATTTGTGGGCATAGAGGGAACTGTTCCAGAAATAGATGAAAATACGCCATATGAAATTTATCAATGCTTTGTTATTTCTCCTTATTATTATTTCAATACTAAGGCTATTCCTGTTATAACTCCTAAGATGACTTTTGTCAATGAGGTTATAAAGTGTGAAGCTAGCATAACAACACAAGGCAATTATCCAATTAAGTATTATTATTGGACTATATATGATAAAGATGATAATATAATAAATCAGAGTGAGAAAATATGGTCTAGCAGAATGGAATATCTTTTTAGAGAGGTATTACCAGATGCTACTTTCAAAGGGAAAATTACAATAGTGACACAAGATGATGTTGAGGTCACAAGTCCTGTTGTTAATTGCACTATTCCTAAAGGTGCAGTCGGGATTACTGATTTGAAAGCAACTGTAGATACAGTAAAAAATACTGTAAAATTAACTTGGAAAAATGCTACTGGAGTTGCTCCAACAAGTTATATTATTCAAAGAATAAATTCTGATGGTACTCAACAATATCTTGAAACTGTTCAGCAAACTTCTGCTTCAAGTTATATTGATTATACTTGTGGTGGTGATATGATTTATCAATATATTGTTATCCCGGTTGCGACAACCACAGTATATCAACAGGCTAAAGTGCCTATAGCAACTAGTTTTGACGATTATGAGATTTATTTTTTAACCGAAGTTCCCTATGAAAGACCGTCTAAATTTATCACAGATGTAAGAATTTATTATAATTATATGTATGGTGATAAGCAATTTAAAGTGACATCTTCTTGGAAGGTACAATTAAATCCTGACATTGGTGATGTTGACCATAATATAAAAAGAGATAAAAGTGACACCGAAAGAGGGAAGCCTGTTATTACTTATGGAAATATGGATTATGACTCATTCTCTTTGAGCTTTTTGCTAGGGCATATTTCTTGTCCTGATTATGGATTAACGGATGGCGATTATAAGACATTTCAGAAATGGAAATCTGATGTTAATAGCAAACAGCCTGTGTTAATAAAAAGCACTATGGGTAATGTGTGGTTTGGGACTATTACATCTCACACCTATACTCCTGATGATAGTGGAAATTATAAGACATATTCTATTAAAATAGATTTTGTACAAACAAGGGATATGTATGCTGATAATCAAACCAGAACAAGAATAATGACAGATTGAGGTGATAGGTATGGAACATTATGATATCTATGACCAAAATTATGTTAGACTTGCACAGAATGAAGGAAAAATTGTTCTTGCTAAAATTGAAGTGTTAGACCATTTAGAATATACTATCTACGAGATTACTGATGATATCATTATTGATAGTGAGAATTATTCTAAAACTTATGGGCAAGGTATTCAGGGAAAATTTAGCTTTCAGATTTATAATCACGACCACAAATATGATACCAACGAAAATAGTCCATTCTGGTTTGATAAAAAAATCCGGTATTATAAAGGATTAAAGGACAGATACACAGGCGACATATATTGGTTTAGCAAGGGTATATTTACTACAACCGGAATATCACAAGAAAATGATATTATTAGTATTGATTGTGTAGATAAATTTGGATTGCTCACATCTGAAACGGGTGGCGCTTGTCTCGAAAACGCCACAAAGATTGAATTAGGCGATAAAGTAGGTCAAATGTTTGTAGATATGCTTTCACAAGAAAAAGGTAACGGTAGACCTACCGACCCGATAAATCCTTTGATAGATTTTGATACAAGAGATATTGAACTTGGCGAAGATATTGAACTAAGCACAGGTTCATATTTTGGAGATATATTTACAGAGTTGGCTAACAGTCTTAAATGCAGAATGTATTATGATAATGTAGGACATTTGGTTCTCACAAGAGGCTCTAGTGACTTTGAGTTTAAAAACAAAGCCCCTATGTGGGTGTTTGATGATAAGGCAACTGCTGAATATATTTCTTCTAGTTTGACTTATAACTTTTCCGATGTAAAGAATAGAGTGACTGTCTGGGGAGAAAATTTTGATGGTGCTAGTTTCGTTGGCGTTGCCGAAAATGATAATCCTAAATCCCCAGTAAGAATTAGTCTTGTTGGATATCGTGTGGCTAAAACAATGGAAGATATGTTTGGCTATGAGCAGGCTAACGTAGATGCTTATGCTGAAATGTATCTTAAAATGAAAAGCATTATTGGCATGAGCGTTAAATTGGATTGTACAATGCTCCCTCATTTAGATGTGGAGGATGTTATATTAGTCAGAAATGAAGAATTAGGATTGGATAATGTGAGATTTTTAATAAGCGAAATTTCAATAAATGGAAATGAAATGTCGATTTCATTATGCAATGTTGATAATCTTCCGGAGTTCAGTGAATTTGAATGACTTGCAATGTGTGTAATAATAAGGTGGTGAGAGAGTGACTAATAAAAAAGATGAAAATTCTGAATTGCTTACAAAATTAATTTCTACTGTTCAAAAGAAAAATGACAAAGAAAAAGTAAATGATAGTGTTAAAAGCAAACAGGCTAGAGTAATTGGTGTTGATGATGAAACGCATAAAGTGTTTGTTTATTTTCTTGATGATATAGAAGAAAAAGAGTATAAATTTTTGAATAAAACAGGGGAAGTCATTGGTGTTGGTGATACTGTTAAAGTATTTTATACTAGCAATTCTGCAAAGGGTTGGATAGGCGAACGCTGTGGTGAGCCAAGATATGATGGCGGTTATTCTCTTGAACCAATTACGTCAATTACTATAAATTCCAATATAGATTATTCTGTGCATACAAACGCTGGCATTGAAAGATATGTTGGGATTTTTGAGGGCGAATAAATATGATACCTGATTTGAAATTTTATAAAGATGAAAAAGGTCGTATTATAGAAGCAACAAGAGGAGATAAATATGCAACCATTGAGTGGGCAAACGAAGATGTAGATATAGATTTTTGCAATTTTGTCATCACAATAGCCATAACAGCGAGAGGAGTAGGGAAAGATGTCTGATGTAGACGAGAAAAAAATAGAATTTGTCAGTGACACAGATGTTAGCATACCTGTACGCTGGAAAACAGCCGCAACAGACTTGAGATGGAATAATGCTATTGCTATGGCTGTAACCATTGCAAGAAAAATTGACACTTCTAATTTATGGGACGGATATTTGCATTTCAGAGAAAAAACTGGGGATTTTAAAATTAATCCCTTTGTGTTAAAAACCATGGATATCGAAGATGGGTTTATATGTGATATTCAAACCCCCATAGATATTTCTTTTACAGAGAATGTGGCTTATCACTATATTAATTCTTTTGTTTTAACAACCTCAAGGATAACAGATAACATGCCTTGTGTTACTGGGAGTGTGTATAGCACTGATAGCACCACTATATATATTGAAATGACAAACCCAATCACAAGTATTTCTGCAAACGAAAATATAAAAGCTTTTGAAATAACTGCTACATTTGGTGGAGTTAGATATACGTTTAACCCTGTAAAAGTAGAAATATCAGATGTGTCTAGGATTAAACTTACTGTTACTGATATGGGTCAAGTATCTAGTGAGGTAAATATTTTGTATAAGAGCGAATTAGGAAATATTAAAGAAAGTGCTTATGATGCTTATATTGAGAGCTTTAATAGGGCTTTTACTTATACTATGAATTATTTGGAGGGAGAATGATATGAAAATCAAAGGGCATACAAAAATAGAATTATTTAACGCGGAAACCGGAGAGTTAGAACAAGTAGTAGAAGAAAATAATATGGTTACAAGTGCCGTACAGAAGCTTTTAAATCTTCCGGTTGAATTTGTGTCGTGTAATACAAGTATAAAAACGATTCTCGACAACACTTTACCTATATCTACTAACGCCATGGGTGGAGTGCTTCTTTTTAGTAATAAAAAAGAAGAAAACTCAAATTTGATATATGCAAATGGTGAGGGTGCAGTTGGACATGCTGGAAGAGTATATTCTGGAACTAACCCATGTACTGGGACGTTGAATGAGACAGAGTGTAGAACTCTTAGCAACGGATATCGGTTGGTGTGGGATTTTGCTACAGACCGTGCAAACGGGACAATTGCTTGCGTTTGTTTAACAAGTCGCACAGGTGGATATATAGGACTTAATGAATATTGGGATCCGACAGCAGACAATTATAATCCTAAGATAACTAATTTTTATAATTTTGATAACAACCTGTCAAGACCTTTATACAATCTCCCAAAAGATATCCCAACAAGCGAATTTGGTGGAATTAGAGGAATAGTAGCTAAAGACACCATTGTTTCTTTGTCAAATCCGTCTACAACAACATTTAGACTTTCTTATTATAAAATACTTAACACAGAAAAGATAGAATTAAATTGGGGTGATTGTGGTAGCTCTGCAAGTTCGCCATATAAGACACAGGACATATCTATTACAAACCCAGGAGATTATACTAGTTATACAGATTCAGATGGTTTTATACGTTGCATTGGATATGGTCATCAAGAACAAGAAGATAAGATACACTACGACATTTGGTTTAATTGTAATAGAATTAATGCTTTAACAGGAACTGTTGACCTTGATAAAAAAATACTTATTAATGTTCAAAGTTTTCCTGATGATTTTTATATCAAAAGGTTCGCCAATGCGGGCATCGGGAGCAGTAATTTTTATCACAAATATAACGGTTATAAACCATTTTGTTTGATGAATAATTTTATTATAGCATGGTTTCAACTTGGTACGAGTTCCTATTGCTTAGCTACTGTGGATTTTAACGGAAATTTCATAAAAAAATTTGATTTGACCAGTGGTTATAACGATAGGAAGTGGGAAAGGCTTTATGATTTGAAACGTAAAGCACATTTCTTACAGAACAACCAATGTATAACCGAAGATGGGGATATTATTAGGCTAGGATATTGGCAAGATAACATTTCGAATATGGATAATATGCAAATTTATACATATACAGATATATACCCATATTTTATATCTCGTTATAACTATAATGCGCCAAAACTGTATCTTAATAAAGACTTCACTTATTTGGCTACTATTAATAATCTAGCCACTCCAGTAACAAAAACTAGTGCCCAGACGATGAAGATAACTTACGATTTAATTGAATCATAGGATAGTTAAAAGGGTGAAATATATGACAATTACTCCTGATAAAATAATCACAATAGCAGGAATACAAATTAAACAAAAAATTATTCCAGATGGTCTCAGATGGAAAGACCCTACTAAAGCTAGAAACGCAAAATTTTCTCCTAATGCATTGTATAAAGCAAATGTAAAAATGCCTAAAGTGAATACAATTACAATTCATAATACTGCTGACTTAGATAATATTCAAGATGATGCTGAAAGATATACTCTTGCTACATATAATGAAAATATGGGTTCAGTTAGACCACACTTGTATGTAGACGAAAGTTCTGTATGGCAGTTACTCAGATTTGATGAAGTGGGATGGTGTAATGCAAGAGGTACTTATAATGTAGGGGCAATAGATGATATTGCTATTGAGTGTATTATGAACGAAAATAAACAATCGGATGCTATAGCAGAAGACAAAACTGCTAGATTAGCGGCATATTTTCTCCACGAAAACGACTTAGATATCTCTGCATTAAGAACACATACTTATTGGATTAACAAAAATTTAGGACTTAGTGGTAGTGTAGACTATCTTAATACTCATATTGAAAAAGGAGTAACGAAAGTTTGTCCTCTTTATATTATGCCACATTGGAGTAAATTTAAAGCAACAGTAAAAAAATATTTATTAGCATATGAAAAACCAGTAGAAAATGTACCCTATAAAATCAGAAGAAGCAAAGATAATGTTGAAAGCCAAATAGGTGTTTATAATAATCTGGAAACAGCAAAAAATATCGCTGATTACAATAGAGGCTATAAAGTTTTTGACAATTTAGGAAATTTAGTATACAAACCTAGTGTTTATTATTCTAAATATATTACCACTAAAGATAGAACGCCTATTAAATATGTGCCAGAACGCAATGCTAAAACTATATCAAGATTGCCTAAAAATACAGAAATTATAGTTTACTTAGGTAGTAATGTTACGGCAGAAAACGGCACAATATGGGTTAAGTTTACTAGCCCAGAATGTGAGAAATTTTCTAACGGATTTGCCTATATTCCGTTTCAATATATAAAAAAGAAATAAATAATAAGTATAATAAAGAAAGGAAGTAAATTTATGACAGACATACTTAACACAGTATTGGCAAATTTACTTATGGTTGGCGTTTTTCTTATTCCTTTAGTGCTTATGCGAATGGCAGATATTATTCTTGGTGTAGCTATTGCAAAGAAGAATAGTATCTCTTGGCATTGGAATAAATTCCTTTGGGGGCTGTTTTACACAGTTTGTTTTATTGTTGGAACGGGGCTGTTTACTACAAGTATTAGTATGATAGAACCTATAATTAGACAGTTTGGTATTGTCGCTGACGAAGCTACTTTAACGGCTCTTAATGGGATAAGTATAGTAGCTGTATGTCTTATAATCTTGGCAATTACTGTGACTTCTTACGGCAAGGACTGCTTTGAGAAAATCAAGACATTAGCGGGGAAGAGTGAAAAATCTGACACTACAAATTCTGTTATTATTACCTCTGAAAAGTGAGGTGGATTATGGAGAATATAGATTTACAAACAGTAGCTTCATGGTGTGGAAGTATCAGCACAATTATTGCACTTTTTGTACTTATAATAAAACCGCTTCGGAATAAATTTGTGAGTTGGATCTCAAAGACAAGTGACAAAGATGGCATAAATGAGAAAATCGATAATTTGACACAACTTGTAGAAAAACAAGTTGAACAAAATGATACAATGTCCGATGAAATGAAAAAACAAAGTAATGCTTTGCAGGCAGGGTTAAGAAATTCTATTTTGGTTATATATAATTCAAGAATGAAATCAGGATATATAACTTTATACGAAAAAGAAAACCTTGCAAAGTTATATTCAAATTATACTTCACTTGGGGGCAATTCATTTATACATAATTGCGTTGATGAACTTAATGAATTACCTGTAAGAAATGATTGATTGCGTAATATAAGACTGTTGTACTATACAAATAGTACGGCAGTCTTAATTTTATAGAAAGGAATGATAATATGGCTGGTGCGCTTTTGAAGTATGGAAATGATTATAATACACCCGTTGCAGAGTTCGTTGTCACACAAGAAAGCGATTTGCAGGATTTACCCACGTCTACTACACCGGGGAAAGGTATATTTGAAGGCATGAATGCTGTGCCGATAGGGAGTGTATGTTCTTTCGGTGATACCACTGCTGGATATGTAAGAACATTTATGCTCTTTGATACATGGATGGAAATTTGATATGGAATATAAACTTATAAAAGAAAGGGTGAATTACAAATGGATATAGCAACCCTAGCAGCAGCCAAACGATATACAAACGAAACTGTAATTGGAATGGGGGCATTAAAAGGCGCTCCATGTACGGTTAAATCTGTTACTCCTGTTACTGGTGGTAATGAAGTAATTCTTTCTTGGACAGCAACAGACGGGAGCGTAACAGAGAGTAGCTTTGTTGTAAAAGATGGTGTTTCGGTTGTTGGAGTTTCTATTGATACTACGACAAATAGTCTTATTGTTGAGTTATCTGATGGTTCTACCAAAAATGCTGGAGTTTTGCCTAAGGGTGAAAAAGGTGACACTGGCTTCTCCCCCACTATTACAGAAAATCCCGATAATACAAATGAAATATATAAGCTTGATGTAACAAATGAGGACGGTACATTCACTACACCTAATCTCAAAGGAACTGGCGGTGGACTCGACCCCGATAAGTATTACGACAAGGCACAGATTAATGCACTCACTGAACCTCTTGATGAAGCAAAGCATACTCACGACAATAAGGACACAGTTCTTGATAAACTTACTACAAACGATACAGGCGATACTCTCTTGTTTAATGGTAATGCTATTAAAGGCTCTGTTGAAATAGATGATACTACAACCACGGCAATAGACAAAGTATGGTCTGCAAAGAAAACTAATGATACGTTTGAAGAAGTTAAACAGTCTGTTACTGACACAAACGCCAAATTTGCTGATTATGATACTTCAGCCGAAGTTGATGGTAAGATAACAACTGCTCTCGCCGATTATGAAAAGTCTGCCGATGTAGACACCAAGCTTGCCGAATATGATAAATCAACTGTTGTCGATAAAAAGATTACTGATGCTTTAGCTGATTACGATACGTCAGAAGTTGTTGATAACAAACTGAAAGATTATGCTAAGACAACAGAGGTTAATACAAAGCTTGCTGATTACTATAAGAAAACCGAAACTTACAGCAATACAGAAGTTGATGACAAATTCACTGATTTTGAAACAACTCTTACAAATGCTATAAAGACTTGGGTTGATAGCGAAGAAAGCCTTGCACTCAAGACTACTCTCTACAACAACAATACGCTGACATTCTACAAGAAGCCTAATGCTACTGTTGATGATACGGCAGATTTTACTATCAATCTTCCCAAGGAACAGTTCCTTGACCAGACTAAGACTACATTTGTTAATGAATTTGCTTGGAGTGAGGAGCTTTATCCTAATTCAACTAACCCGGACCTTGATACTGAACCTGTTTTAGTTCTCGCTGTGAAAGGTGATACGGACGTTGCTTATAGTTTCGTTTCGATGAACGAGCTTGTCAAGATATATAAGGCTTCGACTGTTACAAGTACAGTCACCCTTACTATTGATGATACTACGAATACAATCTCAGGTGAAGTTAATATCTCTGCTGACGAGGGCAATTTACTTGAAGTTGGTGCAGATGGTGGTCTTTATGCAAAGGCTACTGATATTACTGGTAAGGCTGAAGCTACTGGCGTAAGTGTTGCTATTTCTGCAAGCAATGAGATTTCTGCTACTCTTGTTGGTAAGGCTGTTGCAGAAGAGAACCTTACTGATACTCTTGCTACAAAGATTAATGGCACAGACGAAGCTCTTACTTGGGGTGCTATTTCTTAATTACTAAAGGGCAAAAACACTAATAAGGGTAATAACATTGAATTATTGCCCTTATTAAATTATAAATATGAAAGGAGAAATAATTAATGGCTGATAATAAAGTCAAATTTCTTCGTGGTACTGCCGCAGAATATGCAGCAAGCACCAAAGATAATGATGTTTTTTATTATATTACTGATACTCAAAAGTTATATTTAGGAGCTAATGAAGTTACTGGTGTCGGTAAAGCTGGTACAGGGGCGAGTGCTGAAATCTTTAACGATTATACTCAAAATAAAGCAAATGGTAATTATTCTCATGCGGAGGGATTATACACGAAAGCTGATGGCTCGGCAAGCCATTCGGAAGGTGCGTATACCGACGCTACCGGGGATTATTCTCATACTGAAGGTTATAGTACAACAGCATCAAAGTTTTTTGCTCATGCCGGGGGAGACTCATCGAGTGCTTTAAAAAGAGGAGCTTTTGTGCATGGTAACAATGTCATAGCCGACAAAAATGATTACGAGACAGCTTTTGGAACGTTTAACAAGAGTAATGCTGATACTCTTTTTTCCGTTGGTAATGGTATATCTACTGAAGACAGAAGTAACGCTTTTGAGATAACTAAAACTACAGGTAAATTATTTGATAAAGAAATTGCTACTAAAGAAGATATACCAACAACGCTCCCCGCGAACGGAGGCAACGCTGACACTCTTGACGGAAAGCACGCAAATGAGATAGCAAACAATCCAAACATGCTCATCAATCCGGATTTCCGGGTAAATCAGCGAGGACAGAACGAGTATTCCACCGGCTACACCGTGGACAGGTGGTACATCTCCACTGATAAGTGCAAAGCTGCTCCGGAAACCAATGGAATCCGCCTGACTGCTACAGCAACGCTGACTTCAAATACCCATGCGTTCTGGCAGAACAACGAATTCCCGCTTGCTCCCGGGAAATACACACTCTCTCTGAACGTCCTGGAAGTATCAGGGGTCTGGTCGGCAAGAATCCGCACTGTGAATGCTTCTGGAGATTACGTCGACAGCTATTACACTTCCGTGCTTCACAATGGGATAAATAAAGTATCGGTTGACCTTTCCGAGGGCGAGTACATTTCCGCAGTCTCCATCGGGTTCAACAAGGGCACCGAAGCCGGGAACTCCCTGAAGCTCGCATGGGCGAAGCTGGAGGGCGGTTCACTGGCGACGCCGTTCGTCCCGCCCGACCCGGCAACGGAGCTTGCGAAGTGCCAGCGGTATTTTATAAGGCTTAAAAACGCTTTCGGCTGGATAGGCAGCGGTTTCACCAATAAAACGCTTGCACGATGTGTTATTCCACTGCCAACAACGATGCGTATTTCCCCGACGGTGACTCTGAACGGTAAAATTTACGCCAACACTCCGACAAGCCTTGGAGTAGGCGCAATAGAATGCACAACTGCAAGAAGCGATATCTCGTATATGCAGAATGCAATCGGCGTTTCTTTTGATTTACCGGAAGGTTCAACGAGTATTGAACCATGTTTCATGCAGTTCCACGATTCTGAAAGCTATATTGATATTTCTGCGGAACTTTAAGGAGGCTAACATGGAAGAATACATAGTTTACGTAAAAGTCGATGATGGCGTTATCGTTGACATAAATTCCAACGCGTTTATCAGCGGTGAGGGCTGGACGGAAATAGACCGTGGCGAGGGTGACAAGTATCACCATGCGCAGGGACACTATTTAGAGCATGGTCTTGCTGACGCGGACGGGCTGTATAATTACAAGCTTGTCAGAGGCGTTCCGGTGCTCCGCTCTGATGAGGAGAAAGCCCCTGAGCGTGCGAGGATAGCGGCACAGGCAGAGATATCCAGGCTCAAGCGCAATCTTGCTGGCACTGATTACATATCCGCGAAAATCGCGGAAGGTGCGGCAACCAAAGAGGAGTACTCGGACAAGCTCGCGGAGCGTGCGGGTTGGCGCGTCAGGATCAACGAGCTGGAGGTAATGTAATGGACAAGCTTGAAAAATCGGATTCACGATGCTGCTTTGGGAATAATATATTTTATATAAATTAAACTGTTAAAATATAGTTAAGAATTATTTGTTATTGTTTTATATACTTGACATCGGAAAGAATAAAATGTATAATTAAATTATTAATCTTTAATAAGGAATGATGATTTTATGTATACATATTCTATAGTTGCACATAACGGTAAAAGGTATTTATTTTGTGGAAATAATATTCATGATATGATATCTAAAAATAAAAAATATTTTGATATTATATTTAAAGGCGATTAATATATAATTTTCAAATAATAGAAAAAAGTAATGAAACCGTCTATTTAAAAATAGGATATTTTGCAACAAAAGAAAATAAGTATTCAACTACAGATAAAATTAAAGACCAATTAGACAAATTACAGTATGTAGTTTGGGAAATAAGACAGCAAGAAAATTTTGATTAAAAATAGGGATACTAGATTTTACTCTAGTATCCCTATTTTTTACGATTTTTATTCTATTATACAAAATAAACTTGACATAATTTTTATTTTGATGTATAATATTTTACTATCCAATAAGGGTATTATAAGTTATAGGAGGATTTATATGTCAAAAGTAATGTATCGTAAAAGAAATGGCGGTTGGGAATACCGTTTCGAGATTGCCAAAGTAAATGGTAAAAGACAACATTTGTCTAAGAGTGGATTTAAAACTAAAAAAGAAGCTGAATTAGCGGGAAATAAAGCTTATTTAGACTATAATACAACTGGATTGAATTTCATTCCGACTGAAATGAGTGTGTCTGATTATTTTGATTTTTGGCTTAAAGAGTACTGTAAGGTAAATTTAAAACCTGATACTGTAATAGGATACACTAAAAAGATAAATAATCATATTAAACCTAACGTTGGGTATTATGCCTTGAAAGCAATTAATTCGGCAACACTTCAAAAACTTATTAATAATCTATTTAATTTGGGCTATAGCAGAAACACGTTGCTTTCTATTAAAGGAATATTAACTTCAGCTTTCAATTATGCTGTTGAACCATTAGGTTTTATTGCTAATAATCCTGCATTAGCAATAAAACTCCCACTAAAAAACGCTCAACCTGATACCCCCACTAGGATAGGAGAAAGGCACATAATTTCAAAAGAGGATATGGCAAAAATTTTAGAACGGTTTCCAGAGGGAAGTACTGCATATATCCCGTTGCTTTTTGGATATAGATGTGGCATGAGAATGGGCGAAGCCTTTGCTGTCACATGGGATTGTGTTGATTTTGAAAAAAAGACAATTATAATCAATAAACAAGTGCAATGGCAAGAAAAAGACAAAAATAACACTTTGTCAGAAAGCTATTGGTATATTACTGCTCCAAAATATGGGTCTGTAAGGATTATCGATGTTGATATTGAAACTATAAATGTTTTGAAACGAGAGAAGGAACGACAAATAATAGACAAACAAAAGTATGGTAATTTATATATCCATAACTATTGTACGAATGATAACATAAAAAGAATCAATACTGAATCGGGCGAATTAATTGATTTTGTCACAGTAAGAGAGAATGGTGAATTTATTCAGCCTAGAATTATGCAACATACAACTGCCATAATTACAAAGAAATTAGGTATTAAATTTAATTTTCATTCATTAAGACATACTCATTGTACAATGCTTGCTGAGAATAACGCGCCTATTAAATATGTTCAACAAAGGCTTGGGCATAAGAACGTAACAGTAACACTACAAATCTATCAGCACGTTTCTGAAAAAATGTCTGAAGAAGGTAGAAATACTTTAAATAATATATATGGTATGAGTGAGGATACTAAGGGTAATAAAATTACCTAATATTTCAGAATGCGTCCACATTACGTCCACCTTTTTTGAGTTTTTGTGGACGATTAGAAATGATAACAAATGAAAATAGATGACGTACCATCAGGGCTTATCGCTTATAAATGGCTTTAATAAAGGAAATTTAGAGACTACAAAATACGATAAATGATAGTGCGGTTTTTGTTAATGTATTGGGCAACAACCCCATGGTTGGCGCTACTGTTGCTTGTGCAGTACTCGTTGAAGAGGCTCTCAAGGCTTAATCTACTGCGGTTTCGCAAGATAAATAAAATTTCCGGCGTTGGTTATCCAGCGCCGGATTTTTGCTGTTTTTGGGGTTTTTGTCCTCCTTTTGTCCTCCGTTTTTTGATACAATATAAGAATTTGTAGACTACAAAACATATGCTGTTTTTTTCAATATTAAATTATTACCTATGCATTCATACGTATCATCTCGGGTAAACAACATCCAAAAACTGCTACTAAATCATATATTTCATACCAATCCTCTTTAAGATATTTAGGAATATAATCTATAATGTGATTACTGAAATCCTCTATACGAGATAGATATTCTAATGTATCATTGGAATTGTTTTTTACATCCAATCCACCACTGATTTTCTGAATAAAGTCATTTTTCTTTGTAGTGATTCCATGATCTAAGATTAAATCCTTAAACTGAGTAACTGCATTTTTACCAACCCCTTTATTATCGTCTGTAATAAATGTATGTATTTTTTGCATGATACTAGAATAATTTGATACATCATTTACCTTGCCAACATCATCTTTTATATCAGAAAATCTAAGAAATTCTATATATTCATCATCATCTTCCACTGTACTCAAGAATGATAACCATTTATTGTTTTGGTGTTGAGACAATTTTATATAGAAAGATGGTGGAATTAAGTTTTCTTTTTCTCGAACTTTTAGAATATATGGGGTTGCCACTATTGAAGTTGGATTTCGGGTTATAAATCTTAACAAATCTTTTGCCGTGGAGCCTTTGGAGGAAGTTGACTTTGTTTTATCGCTATCAACAATCATAAGTGAAAAACGTTTCTCAGTATTAATTGTATTATTAGCTGTCTCTTTGATTTGGGATCCTCCGCATGACTCAATACTCATATTTATTTCCCAATTTTGCTTACTTTCTTTAGCAAGTTCCCTAGCTAATGATAAATAGAAATATCCGTCCTGATGATTTTCACTAATTAGAACAGACTTATTTATTGCAGCTACATTAGAAATATCCATAGAGAAATCACTACCAATATTTTGAATACATTTATTCTTATATATTATCAATTTCTTGGATATATTTTTTGTAAGTGATTTGTATGATGAATATTTCTTAATTAATGTTTGAATAGTGGTTTGTGCAATTTTTCCTAAATTCATTTTAGAAAAGTATTCAAGAGAATCAATGCTTGCATGAAGAATGTGATATCCCTGATAACTTGATACAAATAAATTCGTCAGGGATAAAATCACATGTTCATCATTTGGGTTTTCGTTCTTTAACGCCATCATTACGCTATCATCTATTTCTATAAGCATTATCGTACAATCCTTTCTGTTGAAAAGAAATCTATTGGCCAATTCTCTAAGAATCCGTCTTTGTCAAAACCCGTTTTCTCAACAACACTGTTTCCGGTTTCATCTTTTTGAAACAGCACGACATTGACAAGTGATGGGTCTAATTTTTGCTTGGATATTAAATATCCCAATCTGTTGAGCATAGTTTCACTATGAGTTTCAAAAATAATCTTAGTACGAAGTTCCTGGTATTGATTTGCTATTTCGGAAAAAGCATCAACTAGTTGACCCTGAAAAGCAGGATGAATATGCAATTCAGGTTGTTCAATAAGAATCAGTTTATCATTATTATTTGCATTCCGTGAATACCTTGTTCTGCTGATGTTTTTATTTCTTGAAGCGATCCACAAATTTGTAATAATAGGCAAAACCTGAGAGTACCCAACCCCTTCATCAGCTAAATTATACATATGGTTAGAATCATCTTTTATCATCAGAGAAACATGTCCTTCTTTACTTGTAACTTCAAATGAAATTCCAAAATGAGTTTTTGTCCATTCTTGGAAATCCAAAAGTTCTGATTTTTGTAAATTATTTATAAACATTGGCATGTTCTGACCACTGGGATCAATTTCGTCGACACCCAACCCTTGTACTCTATAGTAACGCTGTATATCTGCCCTGAGCGGCTTTGAGTACGTAATATTACTAAACTCCATAGACAGATACTGTGAACACACTTCAAGCATGGAGGGTAAAATAAAAGCAAGCCAGTAATTGTTAATATCTTTAATTTCTTGTGAATTAGGACTTAAATTAGCAAAGGATTTATAAGCCTTATAATTACGTTTTGATCTTGGTTGTTTTTGTTGCAAAGATTTAAGTATTGATTCTCTTGAACCAAAATAAGGTAAATTACAAATCATATTATCTAGTTCTTCATTTTCAACCTGTTCTCCGCATACTTTGATAATTAAATCTTTAATTATAGTATATAAAGTGTTTTCTTTGTGAGATGAATAATACCCTCCCTTATTTACAAGTAATGGTATAAGATTATTAGTGGGTCTCCACATAAAATCATCAATCGATATTTCCGTGTCATTAACATATAGCTTTTGCAAATCCGAAGAACCATTTTTAGGAAACTCGATTTTTATTGACTGATCCTCAAAAAAAAGATCTATTGCCCTTATGTTCTTTTTTGCTACATATATTTTTATCGAAATATTTTTTTCATTCTCTTCATCAGATTTAGACATATAATAATCATCGAAATCGATGATATAATTCGGCATATATCGATACCTTCTGTTATATTCTCTATTTCTTTCTGAAATAGATATTCTAAACGAGAAATTAATTGTATCTTCATCTTTTTTTTCTTTATTGATATTTTTGCATTTGCTTTCTTCGAAATCTCCAAAATCGACATAATCACCATACCAAAGAATTGGCTCTGATGTTCTTTCTTCAATAGATTGCTTGAGTAAAGGAAACATACGTAAAAAGGTGCTTTTCCCGGCACTATTTTTCCCAAGAAGGACAGTAATAGGTTTAATCTCGATTTCATCTATATTATATAATGATCGAAGATTCTGGACACCAATTGATAACATAATATACCTCCATAATATATAGATTTATGACATTTCTATTCTATCACGTTTTGCGCGAAATGTCAATATGAATACATAGTCCATCTAGATTATTATTAAATATTATGGCTGAATTATCCTTAGAAATATGATTTCCTTCAAGATTTAATAATTCTCCAATTACTTTCATCCTAATGTTGGTTATAAAAAGTAATTTAATTAGAATTCCAAGAAGATTTTCAGAGATGGTATTAACATTATTATTCATTTTATCAAATTGGTTTTATATATAATTTAATGAGATGTTATCAGTATCAGAGAGATTATTTGTCCATTTTACTTTAAGGGTTTAGTCTTCCAAAATTTTTATTATGTTTTCAAAGATGGAGGGCAAGTTAGGATTATTGACGTAAAATTAATATGCAAATTAGGGCGGTGTAAAAATTACTCCAAAATACATCCACAAAAAGGTAACACTCTAAATTTATCTCAAAATATGACCTTTTTACTCCGATTTTTGCCCATTTTTACCGTTCAGAAAAAATTTTTTAATTTTTTTTAGAATGCGAAAGTGTAAGAGTAGTATAGGTTTCTTTAACATTAGCTTGCGCTAACAACTTGAAAATGTAAAAAATAGGGGTTGACAAATTAAGTAATTGGTGATATAATGCTAGTCACAGGGGTTAATTAATTGTAATAATACCCCATTGTTGTATAGTTATTGATTGGTCGTAATATAGTTATAGCAGTCCTGATATGGGCATTGTATGTCCGTACTAGGACTTTTTTATTTCTCTTAATATCTATTGACGAAAGGAAGGTAAAGAATAATGGAGGAAATAAAAAAGGCTATAATGGCGGGCGTATCATCACGCCCAGAGGTAGGAGTAGGTAGGACTATGACACCAACAGCTAGTGCAATACTGTTGTTATTGGTGCTGGGAGCAAAGCAAAATCTGCGCAATGATGATAATATAGTTATTGCTGCGGACGATGTGCAGGGGTATTATCCGTTAGCAGATGTTGATGATTGTATTTGGGACCTAATAGAGTGCGCAGGATATGTAGATTGTTGCAGATACGAAATAATCAATTACTATGAGCACAAGGGTAATACAATATACATACAGTCTCCGTATTTACAGGCACTGTACCATTATATTGCTTCGCAGCGGGATAGCGACGCACCTTATGCGGATTTGGCAGATAGATTGACTGATGTACTGCATGGTTATTTACAGTAATGTTAGGGGGTGAAAATATGTGTATAGATGATAATATACCAGCAGATAATTACTGTGGCATTATATTAAAGGCAGAGCAGCAGGAAGATACAGATATATACGGTAATGTCAAATGGCGTCGTATATATCTATGGGTAGATATCGCAAAGGGGCTTTATAAAGGCTATTTTTCCAATAGATATACAATCACAGGAAGAAAAGAATGGCAAGGTGTAATGTCGTTATATATGCCAACAACAGATAATTGTAGTAGTACAGATGATGTAACAACTTATCAGCGGTACAAGAAAAAAATAGATATAATAATGCAATATAACAAGCTGGACAAGGTGCCAACATTATTAGCTGGTCTGCTGGTTCCGATACAAATATATAGAGATGATATTGGGGCAACAAAAATTAAAAATTACTGTTGCAGTTATAATTATCAGATAGACACAACATTTGCGGACGCCGATATATCGCATTATGCACAGATAGATGATATACAATACTACTCGCCCCGCGCTAACCTATCTAATGCATTAATGCCTACAATAGTTAGTAATAACAGCATATCACCTGCAAGGAGTATCGCGGAACGGCGCAGGCAGAGAGCTAGTCAATCATTGCAACCAACCAATATACCGCCTATATTAGCTTCTCCTCCTGCTTCTCCTGCTCCGCAACTGATTGTTAGCGCGGTATCAGCGAAACAGGCGGTATCAATATTGCAGTCTTTGTATAGTAATGATAAGTTGATAGACTTGTACAAGCGATATCTGGCAACTAACTTTCTACCGCCTGCACCAACCAAAGACACCAATAGTCTGGAGATATTATATAATAGGCTTAATGCGGAATTTTGCGAAGTATGCTTTACTTCCGCTACTTCTCTGCAAAGCTGCGATATCGGAAAATATGATAGACCGCTATGTAATCAGCAACAGTACGCTGATTACATGGAATTTACCGATACTCTGGAAAAGCTGATTGGAGAGCCGACAGGGCAGTATTGCAGATTGTATAAGTATCTATCTGCATACTATTATCGTTATTTTGCACATTACAATTTTGCTTTTGTGACAGATAAGCAAATTGATAATGTTATAGACGCAAATGCAGACAAGACAGCATATAATTTGCAAAAGGATTTCCGGCGGCTGATGTTTGATGTAATATACCCTAACAGTGCTATTACTCCCTTATGGATTGTTGATGATATACCCATTGCGGACTATCTGCATAATTGGTATGGACTGTGTATAGACGAGGAGACAGAGAAAATAAGATTTAGGGCTGATGAGGAAGTATTTGGAATGGTAGGGCACAAAGGAGTAGACAAAAAAACAGGATTATCAATGTACAGGAGAAGCTAAAAAAATGATAGATAAAGGATTTGTCAAAATCGACAAAGAATTAAAAATAGATTATAGCAACAATGATATACGTGTATATATGCACCTGCTGATGGCTGCCAATTACACCGATAATGTTGTATATGACCGACCAATCAAGGTGGGGCAGTGCATTACATCCTATGGCAGTGTTGCTAATGCATTGGGAATATCGGTAGGCGGTGTGATTACGGCGGTTAAACATCTGACTAAAGCCGGATTAATTGAGTGGCAAGGGGTGCGGGATAAATACAGTGTATGTACAATTTGCGATTATGTGGACACGTGTAGGGATATTAAGTACAATTTTGTAATGCTGAATCGTGTTATTACAGCGGCGAATTGGTATAAGCATGAGGGGGCAGCCAAGATATATTATTATCTGCTGCTACATATTCCGCTCGGTAATAACAGTATCACAATTAAGCCTGTGTATCTACGGCAGCTGTTGGGGTTGGGGCATAGTCAGTATAGTAATGGTGTTGCAAAGCTTGTTGATGATAAAAAAATCACCTGTACCAAAGTAAGCAGACAAATACAACTGTCACTTGCTGATTTGGCTCCCCCTGCTTCTTCTGTTGCTTCTCCTCCTGTTGCTTCTTCCTCCTCCGCAGGGGAAAAAACAGTAAGTAAAGATAATAAAACAAGCAGTGATACACAGTATTATTTTTAATAAAAAAAGCGGTCTGAAAAGATGCGGTCAGCGGAGCGAAAACAAACGTTTGTAAAAACGCGCAAAGCCTTATTGTGTAAGGCTTTATTAAGGGTTAAAATTGTTAGACCGGAATGAAATTAAATGGTTAGAGGCGTGAAAACAGTAATAAATAAAGATAAATAATAATTATAAAAGATATAGATTAACCTGATAGGTTAATCTACCAGAAAAAATAAATTAATGTGCCCGCCTAACCATAATATGGAAAGCGAGGGTAAAATGGAAAAAGAATATGTACCCGCTAAGGGTGAGGTAGAGGAATATCTTAAATGTCAAAATCTAAAGTATGAAAACAAGGGAAATAACCAACTGCTATTAACTCCTTGCCCATTTTGCGGCGGGGGCAAAGGAGAAAAAGATGTGTATGCAAGCCCATGTTATATTAACGCAGAAACAGGCAGATGGAATTGTTTTCGCGGCAGTAAATGCGGCGCAGGAGGCACATTTAAGCGTTTGCAGGCAATGATAACTATTAAAAACGCTGGATTGCTAACAGCAGATATACAGCAAGGCGCTAACATTGATAAAAAGCTATTAGCAAAGGCTAAATCAATATTAGATGGCAAGGGCGATAAAACTACCCCACCGCCTAATAATCAAAAAGAAAAAGGAGAGATAACAATGAGTCCAGAACAGAGTAAAGAGAAGCAGGAAGAAAAAAAGATAGAGTTATATAATGTTAGTCAGATTAACGGATTGACACTAACAGGAGCCTGCAAAGAGTATATGTTAGGTAGGGGGATATCAGAGGAAACTTGCAGACTATACAATATAGTCAACAGCCCGGAACCAGACAAGGCAGACAAGTACATACTTATGCCGTTTGTTGATAGTGATGGTAGCACTGTTACGTATGCCAAGTATAGGGACATTAACCCTGTTACAGATGATACCGGACGAAAAAAACCAAAGGAAAAAGAAGTAAATGGTAAGCCTTGTCTTTTTGGATTGCAGAATTTACAGGAAGATTCACACACGCTAATAATTACGGAAGGACTGATTGACTGTCTTTCGTTGGTGGAAGCAGGAGTGAGGGAAAATGGATATGATGTAATTAGTGTGCCAAATGGATTGGGTAACAAAGGATTAACATTTCTGGACGATAATGATATTGATTTACTAGCTACATATCCTAGTGTTATTATATTCGGAGATTCGGAAAACGGGAAAATCACATTAGTTGAGGAGTTTGAGGAAAAGCTAGAGCGGGAAGTTAGAGTAATAGCAGATTACAAAGGTAAAAAGGACGCAAATGAGATTTTAACAGGTTGCGGAAAGGAAATACTGCTGCAATTAGTTAAAGAGAGCAAAATATATGAGGATAGCGAGATTAAGCATATATCAGATGTCGATTTATCAGAAGATACCCGTAGTGTATTATTTATGACAGGATTCCCGGAAACAGATAACATGTTAAATGGGATTGAATCGGGAAACCTCATATTACTATTGGGAAAGGAGGGGAGCGGTAAAACAACAATTGCAACCCAAATGCTTTTGCAAGCGGCTAACAGTAAAATAAAGAGCATGGTATACAGTGGGGAAATGACGCTGCGTGAAACTGCAGAAACGCTATATTTACAAGCAGCGGGGCCACAATACACAGATAGATTAGTTAATGACAGGACAAAAAAGAATTTTGGCGTTGTAAAGCCATTTGCACGGGATAAGATAGGTCAGTGGCTTAACAAATATATATTGCTGTACGAAGATAAAACCATCAGAAAAGATCAGTATGAAAAAGTATATAATCCCTCTGCATTAGTAGATCGTATGCTTACCGTGGTAGAGCGACAGATTAAGCATTCAGGGGTAAAATTTGTGGTGATAGACAACATGATGTCTGCTCTGGCACGCTATTCTGAGGGTGGGGAACTATATGGCGCACAGGCAGAATTAGCATTGCATCTTAACTTTTTGTGCAAGAAATATGACATTACAATATTGCTGTGTGTACACGCACGAAAGACTGATAAAGCTAGTCTGCACCTGTTTTCTGATGATATAAGTGGGTCAAGCATACCCAAAAACATGAGTGATATAATCCTGTCGTATGAAAAATATCACCCTCTTAAAAAGGGTAAAAAGGATGATAAAGATGATGATAACCCACCATCTGGATACCTAAGAGTGTTAAAAAACAGGCATTGGGGTGCGCTTACAAAGTATGACTCTGATGGTGAGGGAATATACTATGCAGCACTGTGCAGACGATTATTTGCACATGGTGATTTTGATAATCTGTGCAATGGTAAGGCATATCCACAGTATAATTGGTTATCTAATAATGCATAAGAAATAGGGTGGAGCAGCTGCTTCACCCTAATTGTAATTATATTGATTGCACAAAGTTGAAACGTTCTATATAGCTACTGTCATTGATGCTAATAGGCGTTACACCTCCGACCGACACAGCAAAGGTTGGAAAGGAGGTTGATGATACATAACCTTTGTTGAATTTATTCACAGAGGAGGTGTTGTCTATGTCTTTTAACGACTTAATATCTTTGATAAGCTGCATAGGAACAGTTTCAAACTGCGTTTTATCAGTTATTCATTTGATGCATAATCGGGAAAAGAAGTAACCGCCTAGTCGCATTCTAGGCGGTTATTACGTCTATTGACACATAATCGTCGGGAGGTTTGCTTATTAGCCAGTACCTCTATGCTCTTATTTTAGCGTATACTTTTTAATTTGTCAAGGCCTTTTAAAAAAAATTTAAGGCCACACCGCACAAAGTCCACAAATTAGAAATTAAGCACGATTAGTAAACAAACCGCACGATTAGTAAACAAACCGGTTGCATAGCAAAACAAAAAATGGTATAATAAAAGTATGAATAAGCAGATAAGTTTATCGAACCTGGAGGACGAACTGTCACAGGTACGAACAAAGAAAAAAGAATTTCTGGAGCAGATAGAGCGAATAGTTCCGTGGAACGAATGGACAGCAATGATAAAGCCGTGCTATTACAAAG